CTTTATGATGTGGTTTTTTATTTATTATTATATTTATTGTTATGAGTAAGATAGGAGTAAAAAAAATATTAAGTCTGATGTTAATTAAAGAGTTTCCTGATATAGAAGAAATAAATGTGGAGACCGTTAATGAGGATTTTTTGGAACCAAATGATGAAAGAGAATTTATTATAAATATTGGTATTTCTCCTGGCATAATGAAAAGTAATGAACTTGAGAATATAAGGGAGACCGCCAAAACATTATCACAGTTTGTGGTTGGTCATAAGGAACGTGTTACAAGCGTTAGATTTTATAATCCCCACGCAAAGAAATTTTAATTAACTTCCCCCCCCTCCTAATAAGTGGGGGTTTTTTATTATTGTAAGATTATTTTCTTCTTTTTTATTATATATCGGCAACCGAAACCGACCCCTTCGGGTGATTTTGTGGTTTTTTTCCCCTACCCTTTTTTTTTAGATGACAATATATTTATCATTATGAGTAAATTAATTATTGAAGAAGAAAACAATATTAACAGATGGTTTCTTAGAAGAAGTGAAGAATTTGTTGAAGTACTAAAAACATTGTGTAGTGAAGAAGACCCATGTCAGTTTGGTGATGAATTTGAATATGCGAGTAACATCATAAATTGGGTTATGGAATCTTCATTTGATTATGACGAATATGAATCATTTGAGGATGAATTAATTGACTATCTTAAAGAAAAATTTGGTGAATATTTGTTTGACAGGTATTATGATGCCGATTGTTAAAGTTCTTATTATTTAAACTATCCTGTTTTTCCTCTTAGTTCAGTTGTCAAGTAATCCTTGACAGTTGGATTATATTTATCTTTATATTTATCATATATGAAAATATCTTCTGAAATTGTTGATAATACTTTAACTACCCTTCTTAAGGGGAAGTATCCTGAACTTAGTTATGAGTCTCAGATGTATGACGCCAATGTTGGAGAAGATGAATTGTTTCCAAAGTATAATATTTGGATTTCGGCACCAGTTGGATTCTATGGTACCAAATCATCATATGATGATTACTACGATGAGGTTGAAAAGGATATTAAAAATATCCTTAAGATGTTTGGTGTATTTAAAGGAGTAAATTTCCATTGGTTGGAATCGGATACAACATATTATAAAGATTAAAAATATATGGATTACATATTATCAGAAGAACAAGCATATGAATTAATCAAACCTTATTTTGATATGAAGTTTGAAGGTAGTGAGTTAGAATATATTAAAATAGATGGAGACGACTGGTTTGGGATAGTTAAAAATAATATTTTATTAATAGGTTTACCTGGTAAATCTGATAGACAAGAATGGTTTTCAAATGGACAAGAATTAGTTGAGGGTTCTTTATTGTTTAGTATGATATTTAAAGATTATGTTTTGATACTTATGAGATATCTTAATGAACTATACCCCCAATTAAAAATAAAAAAGATTTGGTAATATGGAAGAAATTATAAGAAATATGGTCGAATATGCATTGGATAAAAAATTTTCAGGTGTTGTTAAAAATGTGGAGGTTACAAGAGAAAGAGATATGAGTAGTAACTATATTGATGATGATAAAAATTATGCGTATAATATATTCCTTGATATGGATGAATATGATAAAAGATTGGACGTTGTTCTTTTAATAGAGAATACAATAAAATCTATGGGTATAAGAAATAGACTTGCCTTTTATTGGAATTAAAATGTTATGAAAATATTAATTACAGAATCACAGTTTAAGAACATACTTGATGAATACTTTAATCGTATCATTAAAAAACCTCAGTTTAGTTTTGTGGACCGTATTGAAGTTATTGAAGGTACAACAAAAAGAGCTAAATGGACAAATACCTATGAAAGTCCTTTTTATGAATATATTGTGTATGTTCATAATTACAATGACCGACTAGAAGAATTATATGAAATAATTGGTGATACACATAAAATATTATTTCCTCCCGATGATAAAGGTACCCATATCATCACCAGAGCATATTACACAATTAACACCGAATATTCTTAAATTTAATGATATTTATAAATAAAAAAATATTATGGCAAAGAAAATAATAAGATTGACTGAATCCGACCTAATTGCATTAGTAAGAAGAATAGTTAAAGAACAAGAAGTAGATTTTGATGATACTCCTATTGAAGATGAACCATCTTTTGATGACGAGGAAGATGAAGACAATATTGAAGATTTAGGTTTTGATGTTGATGATGATATGGGAATTGATGACGAATTCCAAAATAAAATGAAATCTAAAGAAAGTTTTAGTAAAAACAGACCAAGTGGTTTAAACATTGGTGGAGGAACAAGATGGGATAAAGATAGTGAAAAAGAATATAATCCAATTAAACCTGATGATTTACCGTTAGATAAATTTTTGAAATCTAAATACAATAAATTTAAATAAAAAATTCCCCATCCAATTAAGATGGGGTTTTTTATTTTTAGTTGTATTTATGTAATATGATACTAGATGATGTTATAGAAGAATTTAATTCGGGTAATGCCAAGTCATTAATATATTTTAATGATGATATTCAACTTTTTTTTAATTATTTAAAAAGTGTTGGAAGATTTCAAGAAATAGACCCAAGAGGACATGGTTCCGAAGATTGGCAAAATGAATATTTGATATATCTTTATAAGGAAAATAAACCTGAATTTTATAGATGGTGTAATGAAATATTATCAGATATTGATATTGTTGACAATATAATTTATTGTGTTTCTGATGCCGAGGATTTATCTTCAATATTCTGTGATGGTAGAGATTATAGTAGAGAAACAATCAAACAAGCTTTGACAGGTGACTTAGAGTGGGATTGGTATGGTGGGTATGATATAGACATATTTGATAATGTTATTGATGACTTAACTCCTGAAAATGTAAAAAAACTTAAAGAAATTATTATACGAGAATTAAATGGAAAAGAAGTAGTAACTGATGATGGTGACATAACCGTAACTCAACAAAATATTGATGAAATATTTAAGGATGAAGATATTATGAAATCAATTCTTGATGACGAACTTTCTGAATTAAAACAAGAACTAAAGAGCTTGTATTATAGTTCAGACAATACAGCATTACAAGATGAGTACTATGAAGATGCTTGGTCCTCACTTGATAAATATTTTGATATTAAAGACCGTAAATGGGTGTCAGTTAGAAGAGGTTCCACTTGGGATAAGGAAGGAAATAGAAAAGATAAATATGAGGAAATGATTAGAATGCCTATTAGTGATTTTGATACAATAGTTTTAGATTATCTTGGTAATAACAGTAAATATGGTAATTCAGGAACATTAGAGTTTCAAGGAAGTCTTATTAAGATAATAGGTGAAGATTATGATTGTCTTAGAGCTCGTTTTCCTGATTATTCTGATTCTAGAAAAGTTCAACAATATATAAACGAAATGTTTTCTGAATATATACATTAAAAATAAAATGGCAACAAAATATATTATAAAAGATAATCAACTTCAGGTTTTAGGTAATCATATTCAATCATTAATTGATAGTTCTCTTAATTCTATTCGTGAGGATTCGGAAGAATGGGGGTTGGGTGAGATGGATGAATTAGATGAAATTGAATCTATTGATAGAATAACAATAGATAGAATCGTACCATATACAGGAACAAATGTGTTTATTGATATACATAGTAATACAGATAGGGAAGATTTTAATAATATTAGGGCTGAAATTCAATATAGATTGGAACAATGGATTCCTAATGTTAAATTATTTTTAAATGAAATAATTCCTAATGAGTAATAATATTTTTTTTTAAAAAACATTTTTATATTATGGAAATGATTATATTTGTATTTCATTAAACCTATAAAAAATGAAAAAATTAATCGTACTCGTATCAGTTTTATTCAGTATTAATTGTGTTGGTCAAAATATTGATTGTGTTAAAAAAGACACAACAATGTTTGTTAAAGGTAATAGTATGTATATGACAATTAAACATACCGAACCTATTAAGTATGATAACCTTTTGTACAATCAATGTTTAATTGATAGAAATAAAAGAATTAGAAAAAATAATAAAATATTTTCAATTGTCACAGGTGTTGTATTTGCCTCAATATCTGTTTGGTTTTGGAGTGGTTATCATCATTAAACTAAATATTGAGATATTTATTGTATTATGAAAATATTAATATCGGAAAGGCAATATAAAATACTTAGTGAAATGGGACCTGGTGATTTACATTATCAAAATATTCTTGACCATTATAAAAGTGGCGGTCCAGCCAAGAAAGCAAAAATATATGCTGCGATAAAAAAAGAATCCATGTCCGACTATAAGAAAGTAACAATTAACCTAATTGAGAAAGATTTAAATGGTTTGACTCATAGTGAGATTGTAAGAGTTGAGAAAGATTTGGGTATCTACGATTTGTAAATAAATTTCAGATATGAGGGTTTTTATCAAAAATATATTGAAAGAAGAAATATCGTCTATTAATGACAAATTAATGTATTTTAGACGAAATATTATCGAATTAGATAAACATCTTAGTAGTATTGTTTACGAAGGTTTTGATTTTTATAATCCTTGTGATTATGATGATTATGAATCGTACCTTGGATATTTGATTCGTAGTTGTGCAATAACATTAATTAATTCATATGATGAGTTACATGGTAAAAAGATTGGTGATACAGATGAAATTGAGAAATTTATAACAAAATACATATTAGACAATTATAAATGGGCATTTAAGAATGAATGGGATGAAAAGGCTTGCGATGACGATGATGAGGCTTTAACAGAAGACCTTAATAGATGGTTTAAAGAGAAATGGGTTAATGTTGGTAAAAAAGTTAAAGGTAAACATCCTCCTTGTGGACGAAAGGAAGCTGAAGATGGTAGTTACCCAAAATGTAGACCCTCCAAAAAAGTATCAAAAGAAACCCCAAAAATCGCAGGGTCATATTCTAAAGAAGAAAAGAAGTCAATGACCTCACAAAAAAGAAGAGCGGAAAAAACACACAATAAATCAGGTACTGGAAACGAACCAAAAATGACACACTTTAACGAAAATAAATTAAATATTTTAATTTTAAAAGAATTAGCTAAATTTAATAAAATTATTTATGAAGACGAATATGGTTCTGTTGAAGAAACTAGTTTAATTCCTGACAATTTATTAAATGAAGCAGAATATCAAGGTAGAAAAGTTCAACTTGGTAAAATCATGCAAGGTGATGTTAAAAAATCAAAAGTGTATGTTAAAAATGATAAGGGTAAAGTAGTAAAAGTTAATTTTGGATTTGGTGGTAAATCTGCACATGGAAAAAGAATGGTTATTAAGAAGAATAATCCAGCAAGAAGAAAATCTTTTAGAGCCCGTATGAAGTGTGACACACCAGGACCTAGATGGAAACCAAGATATTGGGCATGTCGTACTTGGTAATTTGTATTTTATTTCATATATTTGATTAATGACTGAAGAATTGTTCAATAAATTTTTTATTGTTGGTGAAATTAAACAAATGGACCATACAGTGTCATATTCTATTGGGAATATGTATGGTAAGGTTCAGTTATATCCTACAAAAAATAATATCTTTTTTGATTGGGACCATCAGTATATTGGTATATATGACCACTCACATCAGGGTCTTGTTGATGTTTTTGGTAAATTTCCTGACTTTTTTAAGTTTATTCCCATAAAACCTATGGAATTATATGAATATATTGAATTAATATATAAAAAAAAACACCCTAACTCCTATGTTTGGGCTAAACCCACCGAATATTAATAGTGGGTTTTTTGTTTTATTGAATATTTATTGTTATGAATAGAAGTCAAAGTAAGATTAAACATATAAAAGATTCTAATTTAAACTTAGAAAAAAGATTATTAAAAGAAGAAGAAGACACTCCTACTAATATTAAAGTTTCAAGAACTAATGATGGTAAATTATTACTAAATAATATTAAATATAGATTAGAAATTTATAAACTTTTTGGTTGGAAGGAAGTTAATGTTACACACATTGTACCAAAAAATAATTCATTTGAAATAACAGGAAAATTTGGTCCCTTCACTCAAACAGAAGTAGTACCGTTAGATTCTGTGAATAAAATAAAAATTGCACTAAATCAAAAACCACCACCATCTGAAATAGAATTGGGTGGGGAAACTAAAAAAAGATTAATTAAAATTTAAATGAAAAAAATAGTTAGATTATCTGAAAAAGATATGACCAATTTAATAAGAAGAATAATTAAAGAGGATGCATTTGAACCATCACCAAGTAAAAAAAGTGAAGATAGGTCTATGATTAAAACAATAGAAAGATTGGAAGATGCTTATATGAGAAGAGATTGGATTATTGTCAGAGAAGTTATTTCTGATTTAAAATATAAAATTAAAAAAAGTATATAATATATGGCAAACAATTATAGTTGGAACATAGAACAAATGGACACTATTCCTGATTTTAGTGGATTTACAAATTTTGTGACAAGAATTTATTGGAAAAGAATTGGAATAAATGAAACCGATATCTCGGCGAGTTTGGTTGGGTATATTGATTTTACTGATATTGGTCCTGATGGATTTATTGAATATAGTGCAATTACCGAAATTGACGTTATAAGTTGGCTGGATAATTATACAAATTTAGTTGTAATTGATTCAATTATAGACCAAAAAATAAATGATATAATAAATCCACCAATAATTAATTTACCATTTCCATGGGAAACAACTACAACTACTACCACCACTACAACGGAAGAACCACCACCGACAACGACAACAACAACAGAACTAATTTAAATAATAACCCTTCTAAATGAAGGGTTTTTTATTTACTTATAATAAAAAATAAACATATAAAAAAACCAAAGAAACAAGATGAAGAAAATTTTAACACTAGTCACAGTAATAAGTTTATTGATACTAGGATGTACAAAAGAAAAATTAAAGACACAAACAACACAAGATGTTTCGACATCATTAACTTCAAGAAGAACTGTAGACTATACAAACCCCAATCCCACTTGGACACAAGTGACTAGCCCTATATTGAAATCTCCTATATGGGGAGGGTTTGTACCTGTAGGATTTGCTCCAGGAGTTTATGGTCCATATGACGCCGATAATAAAGTGATTGTTTTTGATACCATTGTAGTGGTTAAATGGCATTTACATGTTGGGCTTAGAAACTTTAATGCACAACTTAAAGCTGATGTAATTGATTACAGATATTTCTACATTAATGGTATAGAAACACCACATATACTAATACCTAATGGTGGTGTAATGGGAGATTATGATTTTATAGATACTGTTACTATTATTAGAAATGGATATTATAATGGATATTTTCCATCAGAAACTAATTACAGCTGGAATGGTATCAGTCCAGGAATACATTCAAAAGCTACAAATGGTTGGATTGATAATCCATTCTTTGTGGGAGTACCATTAATACAATAATTTATTTAAAACCCTTCATACGAGGGGTTTTTTTTAATTCGTTATATTTATAATAATAAAAATAACTAATTATGAAACATTTATTTAATGATATTTCTAAATCTGAAAAAGATAGAATTTTAGAAATGCACGGAACTAAAAAATCAGTAATACGTGAAAGTTTTGATTTCTCAAAAATAGTTGAGTCAATTACTTCATGTGCAACTGAAAACAACATACAAGTACCAAGTGCTTGTTCATCTTTAAAAAATCCAAATATGGGTGGTGATACAAATCCTAACGCATTACTTAATTGTTTAAAAGGTTTAAAGGCTGTTGCCAATCCTAATTTTATCACATGTGTTAAAAATAAGTCAGGAGTTGACATTAATTCTGTTGACATAAAAAATATGTTAGATAAAGGTATTGAAGCTTTAAAAAACACATTTGGCGGAAGCAATTCAGTATGGAGTGAAAAGTTACCAAATTTTTAATAAAATGAAAAACAATATATCAAACGAAATAGAAAGAATGAAATCTCTTTTAAAACATGAAAGAGGTGTTGTCATATCTGAACAAAAAAATCTTGGTGAATTATTTAAATCTATTTTAACTGAACAAACGGCAGAATGTGTATTACCAAGTGATGATTTATGTGCAATTTTATGTAAAGCAAAAGTTGCAAAAAATGGTTGTCCAAATAGTGATGTTGTTAAACAATTACAACATGGTTTAATTAATGGAGGATTTAATCCTGATAAGCAAGGAGGAGGAATGATTGAAGGATGTAAAGAGGATTACACCAAGTGTGATGGAAAATTTAGAAATGAAACTGAACAAGCAACAATAGAGTTTCAAAAAACAATACCAGGTTTGTCTCCTGATGGAATTATTGGGTATAACACATTAAAGGCAATGATTGACAAGGGTCTAATAAAAGAGCCTCAGTGTAAGTGCGATGAAGTTATTAAGAAAAGAGATGAAAGAAGAACAAGAATTAAAAAAGGAACTAAGTGGTATGAAAAAATAAATAAAGATGGATGGCAATATGATGATTGTGCAACAATTAAGTATTGTTTGTCAGTTGCATTAGAAAAAGGAACAACATTTAGTTATGATGCATTTATTAAATGTTTTGAAGGTGAAGGTCAATCTCCTGTTAAGAGTGATTGTCCACCAAAAAGTTCTATTAATTGTATGCCAACAACAACAAGACAATTACCAAAAGAATGTAGTGATGAGGCACTAAAAAAGGCCTGTCCTGGTTCTTTTGTTTATTAAAAATACTTACCCCACATTATCGTGGGGTTTTTTATTTATCTTTGTATTTATATTAAAACAATAAAATGGGCAAAAAAAATATAATACTAACTGAAACTCAAATTTCAAAATTATTTAAACGTGTTATTAAAGAAACTCGTAGATTTCAAAATCAAGAACTTGTTGATGATATTTTAGATAAAATAAACGAATTAGGTTATGATTCGTTAACAGATGAGGAAAAACATATCTTAAATAATCCTGACGAAAAAATAGAACCAGTACAAACAAAACAAACAACGATGGGATTAAAGGTTAAAGAACAGATAGCAAATAATCCTATATTATCTATGTTAATAGATTCGGGGTTTCTTAATCCTTATGATATTATGATATTAGATGATAACACATATCAAGTTAATATATTGAGTGATGACGATGGTAATCTTTTTAAGTATTTTGATGAGGGTGGCTCGATAAAATTAATAACCCATGTCGATGGTAATGAACTGATGGTTGAGGGGGATGAAGAGGTTAATAATGGGTATAAGATGGAAGTTATGGAGTACATAAAAGAAATGTGGGAAGGACTTCTTGGAATTCCCGTATTTGTCGATGGAATTGATTTTTAATTATGAAAATAATAATAAAAGAATCTCATTATAATTATTTATTAGAATCAGGTCGAGGGGGCCATAATAGGTTAACTCAAGATGAATTTATTTCTAGCGCTCAAGAGGTACATAAAAATCCTGATGGTACACCAAAATATGACTATTCATTAGTTGATTTTAAAGATACTAATACAAAAGTTAAAGTAATTTGCCCAAAACATAAAGATGAAATGATGGGTGAATATGGTGTTAATTATTTTGAAGTATTTCCTAATACTCATATGCAAGGTAAGGGAGTATGTCCTTTTGAAAACAAAAGAAAAGAGAGAAAGTATTCAAATGAGGATATGAAATCCGCAGCCTCAAAAGTAAGTAGTAAAACCGAATTTGAAAGTAAATTTCCTAACGAATATTATTCTGCAAGACAAAGAAATAAATCATTACCTAATTTTTATGAGGAAATCACAAAACATTTTACAGGCATAAAAAAATATTATGGTGCTGAAGAAATCTCTAAAATTTTGGAAAATAATAATATTAAATTTGTTAGAGAAAAAAAATTTAATGATTGTACAAATACTAGAGAAGGAAAATCCTGTAGAAAATTACCTTTTGACTTTTATATACCTAGTTTGAATACCATAATTGAATTTGACGGAGAACAACATTTTAAACCTTCAAATAAGTTTGGTATGGATAAATTTATAACTGGTCAGCAGTTTGATAAATTTAAAAATGAGTATTGTTTAAAAAACAATATAAATTTGATTAGAGTATCGTATAAAATAAAATATAACACATTAGAATCACAATTAATTAATTCTCTAAATAATAAGGGAATTACATTATTAGGTGATGGATATAATCAATAAAGATACCCTGGGTTTAAAGACCCAGCTTAGGACACGAATGGTTACGTTCGGTTTGGGATAAGAATTCGCTACTCTTATCCCTTTTTTAATGTATTTATTAAAATATGAAAATAATGTTGTCTGAATCAGAATTTAATAGAATCATACAGGAGACCTATTTTGAATATGAAAAGGCTAAAAGACAAGTTATGGTTATTAATCAAATTATAGAAAATTTTGATAGAATTGATTGTGAACTACCTCCGTTAAATAATTATTCCGAAATTTATTGTAAGCATTTTTCTAAATATTCAAAACATGATTTGAAAGAATTGGTTGTTAGATTAGAAAAAAAACAATCTCAAATGATTGACCAAGAATTTAAAAATAGACTTAAAAAATTTAAAGGTTAATAAAATCCGTCATAATAACCACCAAATTTAATCCTTAAATATTTTTCAACTTCTACATCATTTTTTAAAAAGTTTTTAATATTACTTGGTAATGACCAATAATATTCATTCGTAGGTAAAAATTTTCTAAATTTTCTACCAATCATATATCCTATTAAACATCCTCCACCATAAGAATCTCTAAAATAAATCGCATAAGCATTAGGTGGAATTAAATTATTTATTTGACGATATGTTGGTAATATTATTTCAATATTAACACTAGACAATAATGTCGTATCAGGTACTGTTGATTTTATTTTAGGTATGATTGATTTAACTGGTTTACTTGTTTTTGGAATAGTCTTGTAAACACCTTTAAGAATATTATTTCTAACAACTTTTTCTGAGTCTGAAAGTAATCTAAATGGTTTTACTGTAACTGGAATATATAACGCAATATTAACATAATCTCCATTAAAATTATTAAAAGATAGTTTATTTTCATATGAATTAATAATAAGTGGTGATATTCTGATATCATAAAGAGGAAATGGGGAAGAGGTGTTTAAAATCCCGCTTTCTAATTCTCTTTGGTAAAATCGATAATTATCAATGTAAAGATAATACTCACTATATGGTATATTTTTACCATCTCTTGGTAATAAAACGTTTGGGATATTTTCACCTTTTAAAACTCTTTCTCTTAATTGCCAACGAATATTAAATGTATCAACAGCATCTTCTAATTGATAAAAACAATTTAAAACATCTTGTTTTGTTCTTAGTCTTACTGATTTAATCTTAGTGTAATCAGGATTTTTTTCATAAAATTCGTATACTTTTAAAGCGTTATTATAAACAACAAGAGAGTCTTCTTCAGTTGGGCAATCCGAATTTCTACCAAAAACGTCAAGACATTGGGATTTACAATTTATGGTAATAAACAGGGTGATTATATATAAAAAATATTTCATAGGTGTTATTATAAATATTTATAATATTGGTATTAAGTTAGTTTTCTATTTATTAATACTTAATAAATTCTATATTTTTATTAAACTATGAAATATGGAAAATAAAATAATGGGGTATATAAAGGTCAAAGATAAAAAAGTGGTTACAAGACCAATTGATGGGGAAAAAGGATACACCATGACTTGGGAATTAATTGAAACTAAGCCTTCTAAAGGATATTTAAGTTATAAAGGAATTAATTATCAATTAGTTTCAAGTGTTGAAAATAAATAAAATAAAAAATAACAATTATGAATCAAGAACAAAAAGCTCAAAAGTATGGTGAATTATTAAATGAACACACCAGAACTGGCAATAGAATATCTGAAATTAAAGGTGAAGATATTGAAATGAATCCTCAACAGTTAAAAAAAATACAGGAACTACAAAATCGACAGGTTCAAATTATGTCAGAACTTAATAAATTATTCAGTTAATTTATTAAGATACTTTAAATATTAAATAATTTTTTTTACTAGAAAGATATATTTATATGTAAACAATAATATTATGGCAATAAGATTCCCAAAATTAAGAGCGATAACAAAACAAATAAGTCGTAGTGCTGAAAGAAGTGCAGCCAAAGAAGCTATACGTAGCGGTACTCCTGTCCAAACACAACAAGAAAGTGTTTCTAAATACATGGTTGGTGGTACTAAAACTAAAAAAGGTCAAACCCATATTGTAGAAATTGCAGTATATGAAAAGGTAGGAGATAAAGGAACTTTAATATCTGAAAAAAAATTAGAAGGACCTGTACTACAAACAGTGTTTGATTCTGTTATTAGTCAGATTAGTGGAGAATTAACATCTAAAAGTATTACAGATGTTGTATTACCTACATTATCTGAATTAAGATAATAATTTATAAAAATAAAATATTAATAAACCCTTAACATTAATTAAGGGTTTTTTTATTACTTTTGTTGAAAATTAATTCATTATGAAAAAATTAATATTATTTTGTTTGGTATCAATATTATTAACTTCTTGTTTTGTTAACCGAAAACCTTATTATACTCAAATTAAACCACAAAGACCTCATTATTATGGTAAATATTATTATGGGTATCCTGTAGGTCACATTAGGAGACACTGTAAACATTATTAATTATAAACCCCTCAATTATCGAGGGGTTTTTTATTTTATTACATATTTATAGTGGTAAACAAATAAACCTAATTTTTCAAAATTTAAATGCAATATTTTAGAATTTTGAACTATTTATTATAAAATAATATAAAATTATGTCTTGTAGTAAATACACTTTAACAAATAATGGAAGTTCTTTAGCTAAATTTAGCTACAGAAGATGTTCTGATAATATGGAATTCAATAATATCGGAATAGACCAAGGGTCATATAAAAATATTTGGTTTGTTGATGGAACCTTCTCAAAAGATGGTGACATTGAAATTGTTAATTCAATTTCTCCGTTCCCGTCACCAACCGCATGTCAAAGAATACCAGCAATTGAAATTCAATTCAGTTCCGATACTTCGAATAATTTCTATAAGAGTGGTAATCCAGGAAATGAAATGGATTTTGATATCTATTTGAATAATAGTACAAATTGTACTGTTGATTGGGGTGATGGTAATACCGATACGTATACTGGAACTTATATGAATCCTACTCACACATATTTAAGTAACGGTACTTTCATTATTATAGTTACTTTTGATAATTTTAATGAAGTTAACGAATTAAACATATATAATATGCCAGTAACTCAAGTTAATGGATGTGAATTTTTAACATCATTAGAGTTTTTATATATCGAAAAATGTATATTAACTAGTTTTGATACTCTTTCGGCACCATTGTCACCAATATTAGAAGAATTGTATTTGGATGATAACTGGTTAACATCATTTACACCATCTTATTTATTACCTAATTCTTTAATCGATTTTGATATTAGTGATAACTACTACTTGAAAACACTCACATTATTAGAACCATTACCATCTAATTTAAATTATTTTAGTATCGGTAGTTGTGGAGGTAATTATCCATCATCTTATTATGGATATGGAGTTCCAGGTGAAAATGGAGGTATTACATCTCCATTTAATTATGCAATACCAAACAGTCTTAATAGCTTGTATTTAAGTAGTAACAAAATATCTGAATTTAATCCAACATTTGATATTATAAATTCAGAATTAAATAATCTAAGTATTTTTGATAATAGCTTAACATCATTCGATATTAATTTACCAGATAGTTTACAGGATTTATATGTATATACAAATCCTTTAACCTCATTTAATCCTGTGTTTACTCAAAACCAAACAAGTGGAACTTTGACTATTGGTAGAGAATATACAATTCAAAAATATAATGCTAGTGATAGTTTTAGTAGTGTTGCAAATATACAAAGTGGTACTATTAATACCGATGGATGTGTTTTTATCGCAACAGGAACTACACCAGTATGGTCAGCATCTAGTATTTTAACTACGACTAAAATATATAATATTGAAGCGTACGATACAGAATTAACAACTTATAACCCATCTGTCGCATTACCATCATCATTAGTAAATTTAGATTTTAGTGATAATAAACCTTATGGTGGTGTTGGTAGTAATATGGGAACATTTGGTCAAAGTGGTTTAACAACATTTGACCCAACTATCGCATTACCTAATGGTCTACTTAATTTAGATTTAAGTAACAATAGTTTAATCATCTTTAATCCAACACCTAACATACCAACAACTATAACTTATTTATCTTTACAGGATAATTTATTTACTACCGCAGGAACAAACAACACATTATATTACCTAAGTAATATATTGACAAGTGCTGGTGGTAATTTATATCTAGACGGAACAGGAAATGCTGGACCAACAGTAGGACCTCCAGATGGTTTAGCAGCTATAACAACTTTAATTGGTAACGGGTACACTGTTAACACCAATTAATAACATAAAATCAGAAATACTTAAAACCCCATCTATACCTTCAATTAAGATGGGGTTTTTCTTTTTCCCATTCTCAACCATAGTTTTAACAACCATATAAAACTTACATGGTGTCCCAACTTTAGTCTTCATCATTAAGGCATTATATGATTTTTGTTTTAATCTATCACTTCTATAAGTTGTGGTTACGTCAATAAAAACTGGCACATTATTTATTTCAGTTTTAAAATCAAAATCAACAACTTGTGTTAACCCATGTGAATTAACAAAAGTAGGTTTTTGTTTTTTCATCATTTTTTTAATACCTGTTAATTGTGTAAATTCTTTTTCAAACGTATTACCGTTATTTGATTTTCCTTTATTTGAATTTTGGTGTTCCATAATTAAACAAAGATAAAAAAATAATTATTAACTATCAAAAAATAATTTCATTTATTATTTTTTTGTTTATATTTTTATTTTATAATGGATAAAGAACAAATACAAAAAATATTAAATATTTTATACCCTGAACTTAATATTGTGGTAAATGAGGTTGAAATATTACCCAGACAACAATTAAATGAATCTAAGGAGTGGGTTAAGGATACTGACGCTTATTTTGTCGGTATTAAAATGACTGATTTCCCAAGTCGTTCTAGTGATATCAGTGAAACCATTTCATTATATACTGGATATGAATTTAATGTATATAGAACGTAATGTTTATTAACTATCATATATTTATTAATAAAATAATACTGTGAAATTACTTAGCGTATTGAAAACCACACTTCTTAATGAGGTGTCAGAAAAAGTTAAAAAACAATTAGTTTCTAAATGGGGTACTAGTACTGAAGATACACCTGAGACTATGATATCTTATATAGATTCATTTGAAACCATTAAATCAGGACTACCAGCTGATAAAAGGGATATTATGAAATATTCTTACGATGATTTAAAAAATATTATTAAATCTAGATTATCATCAAAAATAATGAGCAATATTTTTACTGAATTTAAGAAAAAAGAATCTAAGATAGAAAACACCGCACTTAAAAATTATATTAAAAGATTTTTAGAGATTGAATCTCTTTTACCAGCATCTAAAAAAAATATAACCAACTATAAATTTTTAGAGTTGGTTAAAATGGTTGATGATGTTTATCCAAAATTAATTAGTAAAAAACTATCTGAAAAATTCATGAAGGAAAATCCTGAATTAACACAAGACCAAGTTTTATTTTATATTGGTTCTTATTTTGAAATTTTGGATGAAATTCCTTCTGATAGTAAAAGAGTTGATGATATGACGTTTGTTGAGTTTGAACACTTAATTGATGGGATAAGTGGGGAAAAGAAAAGTACTCAAAATAAAAGTAAAGATTTGTCTGATATTGCAATGAAATATGACGAGAATAATCTTAAAATATTTGCACCAAAAACAAAAGACCAATGTATTAAATTAAGAAATGGTAGAAGCTGGTGTACAAGTAGAGAGGGTGGTGGTAATATGTATTACAATTATCGTTTAGGAAATGAAAGAACTCTATATTATGTTATAGATGAAGATAAAGGTTTTGACGATTTAAACTTTGCATGTGTTGTACTTGTTGACCCTAACGGAGGAATGTCTTTAGCGGATGGTTCTAATTCAGGTACATATAGTGGACATAGTAATGTTCCTTGGAATGACATAGTTAAAAAATTACCAAAATTAGCAAATTTAAAATCCATCTTTAAGCCAGAACCATTAACAGTACAAGAAAAGGAGTTGATTAACGTGGTAAAAAATGCTAGAGTAGGTGATAATCCTATGGAAAGTTTTAAGTCCCCACAAGAGGTCGAAATGTGGTTAGAATACAATAGTCCTAGACTAACGGACATACAGTTTTCCAATTTAGATATTAATTTAAAAAAGAAATATATTGCCTTAGGTATGGATTTAACCAGTAGTATGATACAAAATTCCGAACCTGAAGTTATTAAGTATTATGTTAGTAAAAAAATAGATTCAATTAAAACTACCAATATTAAAAATTTAACTTCTACTGAAATTGCTTTATTGAATACTCCAATACTTAAAAAATTAAAAGAAGAGTTAAAATCAAAATTTGCTGGTGAAATGGGTTCAGGTACGTCAGGTAATAAAATAGAAATTGAATACCCTAATGGGCCTTCAGCAAAATTTGCGGCATTGTACGGGTTTGGAAATTTATTTGAGAGTTTACCAAATAATATTACCAATTTCCTATTTAATAATAAATCGGACGATAATATTAATTTGTCAGTACCTAGTAGTATTAGTAGGTTTAAAAATTTGGAGGCATTGTTATTAATGAAGTGTGTTTCAGAACTACCTGAAGAAATTGGTTCATTACAAAATTTAACATTTTTAGCCTTACCGAATAATCCAAATTTAAAAAAACTACCAAAATCTATTTTACTATTAAAGAACGTTAAGTTTATTAATTTACAAAGTACTAATCCTGAATTTCCTGAAGGTTTTGAGAATTTCTATAAAGAAGAAATACCAGGGTCAGGTTTTTATGCTAGAAAACCAGGGGTTTAAATAATATCAATACTGTTGATGATTGTTAACTCATTATTAAATCCTGTGTATTTCCAACTTTCAGTAATTAAAAAATCAAGACCATCTGGAAAAGATTGAATTGATTCTTCAATGTCAGTAACAAATACCGTAGAATGAATTACATACGTTTTATTATTTGTTGAATAGGATATGGAATCAACATTAATCTTACTTCCTTCACCAAAAAGTAAATTCAATTCTTCTTTTCGAATATTATTTAGTAAATGTTCCAACATTTCTTTCATATCAATAAATATAATTTTTTTACAAACAAAGTATATTTATAGTATAACACAATTAAAATATAAAATTATGAAAAGAGGATTTGTATTAACAGAATCTGAAAAAAATAGAATTAGAGGTATCTATCAACCAATATTAGAACAAGTCACACCACCAAAACCAACAGATAAGGCGGAAGTTACTAAATTCGAAGAGTATATGGATAATACATATGGTAATTGGATGACTTATAATAAAAAAACAGGTAGAAAAGGAAGTGCTAAAAATTCAGGAAGAATGGGTAATCCCGACAGCTATAGTTATACTAAAGCTTGGGAAAAACATGGTCAAGAATATTTAGATAAAATAGGAAAAGGGGGAGGTGCAGTACCATCAGCGGCAACAATCGATAATCAATATGGTTATTTTGATAAGACGGCTAATAAATTTGTTGGACCTAAAACTAAGGCGGAAATCGATGCTTTAGTATCTGCAGGAACAATAACTGACGATACTTGGGTAACAACTAGACCTGTTGGTGGTAAATGGGGTCAATATGCCAAGGCTAAAGATTCTCAAGGGTTTGATTTTGGACCAGGATTACCTCCTGATACGGAACTTAAAATACCTAATCAACCTGCTGCTAATGGTAGTACTATAACATCATTAAACCCTGTAGGAGGAACTGAAAAACCAACAACAGTATCATCGGCAGACCAAACATTTGGTGTTGGTGGAACAATACAAAGACCTGATAATAAGATTGACCCATTTGCAACAGGTGCTGGAGGAACTAATGAGTTTACTACTACAGGATTTAGTAGTTGGTATTCTTCAATTTATGGAGGACAACCACCAGCAATTCCGACTATTGATGAAACGACTAAAACCGCAACAATTACTGTTGGAGATAAGCAAATGAAATTTACTTATAATCAAGTATTATCTGATTGGAATCTACCAAGTAGTGCGACACCAGGAAAAACAACAATAGTAAAATCAAAATCACAATAATTAATTTGACAATTATTTTTATTTATCTTACATTTAAATAAAAATAATTATGTATCTTAATTTCATTTTAACAGTACTTTGTCTTATTTTATTGTCTTTTTTACTTTGTGGTTTGTTTTTTTGGAAAAAATATGGTAAAAAACTTATTAAGTTTAAGGATAATAATCCATTTTTAGGTAATCCAAATAACCCAACGGCTCCAAAAGAAATGATGGAATCATTAAAGATGATTAATAACTTATTCAAAAATATACCTAGAAAATAATTAAAAATCCCCCTAAATAGGGGGTTTTTAATAAAAGATATATTTATAATTATAGTTTAAATCAAGTAATGGAAAAAACACAACAATTTGAAATTATTATTAATTCCTTTAAAAGTTATTTAGAATTTGTAAAAGAAAAGTATTCAAAAAACATTGAATTCATAAAATTAAAAAATTTTACAATAAAAGAAGGTGATTATGGTGATTATATTACTTTTTATATTTTTATAAAATATAATTATATTAGTAAATCCAATGATATCCACCAAATTGTTGATAGGGTATATAAATTTACTGATTTTGATAAATTGTTTGTTACAGATAGAGATGTTCATTTTTATTATATTTTTACTAATAACGAATAAACATACATTCTGTATATCCGATATATTTATAGAATGAAAACAGCATATGAAAAAAGTTATAAAATTAAATGAAAGTGATTTAATGAGAATTGTTAATCGAGTTATAAAAGAACACGATGAACAAATGGGTACACCTGGAAAATATTATACTCTTGGTGGTTTTTATTTTTATGTTAATGATGGTAAAATGTACTTAGCAGATAAATCTAAAGGTGAATTAAGTCCTAATCTAATGGTTGAATTTCCGACAACAAAAGAAATATCAGCAGTTTGGACAAAACAAACTAAAGAAATTGACATACCTGAAATTAAAGGTAAGGAATTACAAGGTTTAGAATTTGATGTTGAAATGAAAAATGCCATCAAATATGGTAAAGAAGTTTATAGTAAGAATGAATCTATTGTTAATTTTGGAAGTATGACACCAATCATATTCTATTCTCAAAAATTTGAGTCACCAACTTTAGGTGGGTTTGTTATTGGTACTGATTTTCCTGAAGTGGTTGAAGGTAGACTAATGACAATCGAAGACCCAAAACCTGGAGATAGAATATATTTCCAACAGTCAACATTTAAATCAGGAAAAGAATATGGAATTAGTTTAGAGGTTTCAATGCATGGTCAACCAATTAATATGGAAGATTTTGGTATATCACCTAACATGTTAAAGTTACCTAAGATATATAATGTTGGTGATTTTTTTGAAGAGAATTCTGGTAATCCTAAAAATTTACATAACGCATCTTTTTTAGATGGAATTAAATCTCATTTAAAAGGTGGAGGTAAAATAAATAAAATTACAATTGATTCTTCAACATCAAAAATGCCAGCTGGACGTATGGATAATAACCCAACTAAAAATCATTGGAAAGAGTTAAACGAATATAACGACACAGTTATAGGGAACAATGATGACGGTACTGGTAATTTACAACTATGTAAGCACAAAGCAATAAACACATACAACGCTCTTAAAGGTGCAATACCTGAATTAGCAAGTGCTCCTTATGTACTTAAGGCTTCAGGACCTATCGGAGAATTTGTACACATTAAATTTGAATAAATAATGGCTAAGGGGATACATGACGCAAGAAAATTAACTTTTGGTAAAAGAAAGAAAGGAAACGCCAAAAAAGCGTACAACAAACACAATTCAAGACCAAAGAAATATATAGGTCAAGGAAGATAATTTATTTAAAACCCCATTATTGGGGTTTTTTTATTGGATTATTTTTCTTATTTTTGTGTAAAGAAATTTAATATGGAACTTTTAAATACTCACCCAATTAAAAAATCTGATTTGGGTTTTCACGGAAATTTGTTTGGTGGTAAATTATTAGCATGGATTGATGAAGCAGCTGCAGGATACTCAATGCAATTATGTGATTCACCAAGAATGGTTACAGTTTCTATAGATAAATGTTTTTTTGAAAAGCCAGCCAAAGAAGGTCAATTATTAAAAATCTATGGACATCCAGGTAAATTAGGTACAACTTCAATAACTTTATATATGGAAGCTAGAGCTCATAATGTTTATACAGGAAATCAAGTTATTATTTTAAAAACAAATATAAAATTTGTTAAAATTGATGAAGAAGGTAATCCAATACCTATTTCAGAGAAGTGTAAAAACAAAATTCAAGGTTTAATTGAAAATTTTAATATTGAAATATGAAAACAACATTAATGAATATTGGTGCAACAATGTTTGTAACCAGTATTGTTGGATTAATTGCGGGATTATCTTTAATGATTATTATGGGAGGATTTTATGTCTCTAAGTTTATTATTTCAAAAATTTTTAGTATAATTTTTTAAATTAATTAAATGAAAACAAAATTTGATTTTAACGACATTACTTTAGTTCCAGAAACATTAAGTAAAATTAATAGTAGAAAAGAAGTGTTACCATATATAATGGAAAGTGGGATGTTACCACTTTTTGCAGCACCTATGGATACGGTTATAGATAGATACAATCATTCTATTTTTAAAAGTGCGGGGATAAATGTTTGTACTCCTAGAAATGAACCTGTTTGGGATAATGATTGTTTTGAGTCACTTTCATTAGATGATTTTGAACATTTTATTGTTGCTTATAAAGTAAAATACTATGATAAAAATAGAAGAAAAAGAATTCTTGTTGATGTTGCTAATGGACATATGGATAGATTATATAGAATGTGTAAAGAATTTTGTGAAATTAGGTACAGTGAAAATCATGAAATAATGATTGGTAATATTGCAAATCCTTTAACATTTAAAAAATATGCGGAGATTGGTGTTGATTACGTTAGAGTTGGTATCGGTGGAGGTAGTGCTTGTCTAACTTCCGCAAACATTGGTATTCATTACCCTATGGCATCTTTAATAAATGAATGTTATACGATAAATCTTAATGGTGGATTTAAAACTAAGATAGTAGCTGATGGTGGGTTTAGAAATTATGATGAAATAATTAAAGCATTAGCGTTAGGTGCTGACTATGTTATGATTGGTGGTATTTTGAATAAAACCTTGGAATCTTGTTCAGATATTAAATTATTTAAATTTATTAAGTTACCAAAAGGAAAAGAAAAATATATTTGGGATAGATTTCCATTTTTAAGAAAATATATGTACAAATCATTTAGAGGAATGAGTACCAAAGAAGTACAAAAAAAATGGAATAGAGGTGTTATAAAAACCGCGGAAGGAATTACAAAATATAACCCTGTTGAATATAAGGTTGAGACTTGGGTTGAAAACTTTACAGATTATTTAAAATCAGCAATGTCATATACTAATTCTAAAACGCTTGATGAGTTCAAGGAAAGTACCTATATTTTTATAACAGAAAACGCATCAAAAAGATTTAAAAAATAATTATATGTCAAGAATAGAAGAATTAAAAAAACAAAACCCTGGTCTAAATTTTAATTTGGTTGAATTTATTAATAACATGGTTTCTAAACCAAAGTATACTGAGATGGTTGTTAATTTAATTAAACGTAAAAATAACGATAATTCAGAGAGAGCGGATATTATTAAAAGATTGGAATCCTATGGTATTGATTTTATTTCTTATCCTGAAATGGGGTATTTAGAATTACTTATTTTTTTTAGAATAGTTGATAGTTGTTTGGGTTCTGAAGATATACATACTCTTAAGAAATTTCAAGACCTTAATGAACGTAACATGATTGAAAATAATAATTTAAGCACGTATACATCATTTGATGATTTAAGACTACAGATTTCATTATCTGAATTAAAAGATATTGATAAAGACATCGAAAAACAAATTATTAAATTATATGAAACACCTGAATGGATAGTATTAAAACCATTGTCATGGGCGTCATCTAGAAAATATGGTTCAAATACTAAATGGTGTACATCATCTGAGTTCGAACCTGAATATTTTTACAAGTATGCTAGAAGGGGAATTTTAATATATGCTATCGATAAAAAAACAGGAAATAAGATTGCGGGGTATATGACAACAATTGATTATGAAAAAGAACTTTCTTTTTGGGATGTATTAGATAGAAGAATTGATTCAATTCAAGCCAATTTACCAAATGAAATTATGTCGGTATTCAGAGAAAAGTTATTCGAAAAAAATATATCAACTAATTGGGATTTATTAAGTTTTGAGGAGCAAGAAAAACAAAAATACTGGTTAGAAATGAACGGGTATGTATTACCTAGAGTACATTCAAGAGAAGAAGATGATGAAATACGTATAAATACAGACTTAATGAATGAAAATGAGTTACAAGCGATTGATGAAGAAGTCCCTGTAGTACTAATGAGAGGTTAATTATTATTAAAAATTTATTAAATATGACATGGTTAATATATTAAAATTAGTGTTTGGAATCTTAATTTTATTATCAAGATTTTATATTATATTTAAAATTACATTCAGTTTGTATGATAATTTCCATACTCAATCAAACTTATTTAATGATTTACAATGGTACATATGTGCACTTTTATTGGATTTGTATTTAATGAATTTAGAAAATCATTTATCTTCTGATATTTATATAAAAAAAAACAATGGACAAAAAACTGATTCAGGAGATAACTAAAATAAAAAAATTAACAAACGTTAATGAAAACCAATTGAATGAAGGTGTAATTACTGACATTATTCATTTTTTTGAAATCGCATCTGACGATATTTTACAATCTGATGTTGTTAAAAAATTAAAAAGCTATTTTAAAGATATTATACCAGGTCTTGGTGGTGATATTAACAACGAAGATGATATTGAGCGTGAGATTGAAGATAAATCAGAACATAAACCAATGTCTTTAGAAAGTTCTGATGATGATTTTTATAAAGAAATCTTAAACGGTATTGAAGCCCCAATAACAGATGAAAATATGTTATTTTTATATGGATGGAGACAATCAGAACATACTGAAGCTAAGAATAATCCGTTTGGAACTACTAAGAGTGGGTTTGGTGGTAAGAGTATTGGAACATCAACTGCAGGTGTAAAAAATTATCCAACAAGAGAAAATGGAATTGACGCAACAATCGCAACATTAAAGAATGGTCATTATGATTGTATTGTTGATGGTTTGAAAAATAATATTGGTGCTAAAAAAATATCTGAAAAATGTGATAGTGATTTAGTGACTTGGGGTACACACGCAACAACTGATTTAATAACTAAAGTATTGTCAGGCTGGGAAAAAAATGGAGTTAAAACACCACCAGAAATTAATAGTGACCATGATATGGTTTAATTTTCTGGATTTAAAATAGTTAAAGCTTCGGGGTATTCTTTATTTAAAAATTCTTCATTCTTATTTTCATAAGGAATATTTTTTAATACATATCTTATAGCGTTAAGACCTGACACTTTTTTATCAACAGAGTCAACAATAACCCAAGGATTGTTTAATGTTGATGTTTTATCAAATAACTTTTCTTTAAATTCTGTAAATCTATCCCATAAATCTTGCATTCTTGAATCGTTTGGAGAGTATTTCCAGTATTTTAATGGTGATTTTTGTCTCATTTCAAATCTTTTAGACTGAGTTTCTTTGTCAATTGAAAACCATAATTTAAATAAAAAATCACCGTCTTTAACTAAAGCATTTTCAAAATCCTCAACATTATCCATAAAATCTTTATATTCTTCGTCACTACCATAACCCATTACAGGTTCAACTAAACCTCTGTTATACCAACTTCTATCAAATAAATTCATTTTTCCTTTTTCAATTTGAGATTCATATCGTTGCCACCAATTTTTTCTTTCCTCAGGTGTTGGAATACCCATAGCAATTACTTTATAACCTCTAGGATTCATATTCTCTGTAAATTTTTTAATTGTTGACCCTTTACCTGCAGAATCTCGACCTTCAAAAACTATGATTACAGTTCTGTTTGTCTTCATTAACCATTCTTCTAGCTTTAACAGTTCTACTTGTAGACCATATAATTCTTTTCTATAAACCTTTTTAGGAACAATTGATGGTTCTTGAGGTTCAAACTCATAGTCATCACTTTCAGGTTCTACATTATATACTCCTCGGTCTCTTGTTAGTAATGAGTTTACAATTTTACTAAGATAAGATTCAACATTCTTTTTTTTATTTCCCTTTTTAAGCAATACTTTTTTTAAACTTCTTTCCATCAAATCAAAATCAATAATTTGTTCACTACTAATATTAACAATTTCATCTAAATCATTCTGAATTGAAAGAGTCATCATATTATTAAAATTTAATAAATCTTTAATTTTTTTAATGTGATTTTCACTAACACTTTCATTAACATTATTTATAATGTTTTTTATTTTAGACACTTCCTTTAGTAATTTGTTCATGTATATAATTATTTTGAAAAATTAAATAGTTTTGTTTGTTTAATAAATATCACATACCTTTGTAGTATGAAGTTAAAGACTAATACAGATACATTATCATTACAACAAAAAAGAGAGATAGTAAAGAATACCATTAAATGGTGTCAAACAAATTTTGGGTTATATAACCGTAGAAAAAATAAATTTAAATATTCGATTAAAATTCAATCGAGGGAAGACTTTAAATCCATTGGATGTAAAGCTATGGGGTCATTTAATTGTAAGACCAACACATTAACTGTTTTTCATGATAATAATGACACTGTTAGAGATTTAGTCCAAACTACTATTCATGAATATACCCATTATTTACAACCAGTTGCAACTTATTACTATAAGTATTCAAAAATATTTAAATATGATGAAAATCCGTTTGAGATTGAGGCGTTTAAAAATGAGAAAAAATATTATAAAAAATGTTGGAAATCAATTAAGTAATTTTAAAGTATTTATAATGTATAAACTATTAAAATTTTAAAATTATGTTATTAAAAAACGGTTCTAAAGGAGATGATGTAAAAAAACTCCAAGAAAAATTAGGGCTTATTTCTGACGGTTCTTTTGGACCTGGAACAGAAATTGCAGTTAAAAAATGGCAATCAGATAATAAATTAACTGTTGACGGTATTATAGGTGATAAAAGTTGGGCTAAAATGTTTGGTGGTGTTATTAGTGAAGATGTAGTTATAAGTTCAGTAGGTACTTTGAAATTAGAAAAATTGAAAGGTCACATTCCTGATTCAGTTATTGCTATGATACCTGACACCGCATCAAAATTTGGTATTGATACACCGTTAAAACTTTCGCATTTTTTGGCACAGTGTAGTCATGAGAGTGGTGGATTTAAAGTAACTAAGGAAAACTTGAATTATTCGTCTGATGGGTTAAAAAAAATATTTGGTAAATACTTTCCAGGTAATCTTGCAGAATCATATGCAAAACAACCTGAAAAAATTGCGTCAAGAGTATATGGTGGTAGAATGGGTAATGGTCCTGAAGAGACTCATGATGGTTATAAATTTTGTGGCCGTGGATTTATTCAGTTAACTGGAAGGGATAACTATGTATCATTTTCAAAATCAATAAATGAAGATTTAACCGCAAATCCCGAATTAGTTGCAACAAAATATCCATTATTATCAGCAGCATGGTTCTTCAGTAAAAACTGTCTTAAAAAATGTGTGGATGCTAGCGACGCAACTGTAACTTCAGTTACTAAATGTGTGAATGGCGGGACTATTGGATTAGATGAAAGATTAAAACATTTTAAAGTATATTATAATTTATTGTCGTAATGGAAGAAAGTCAAGTTCAATATCAAAGCGAGTTTTTACCAAGTATAACAATTTTAGTTATATTTAAAGAGAATGAAAAATACCCATTAATTAAGAAATTTTTTAGAGAATATGGATTTGGATTCTTGGTTCCTGAAAAAAATTTAGTTATAATTGATGGAGAAAACTTCTTGGATGATTTGGATATTGATGTATTGAAGTTTATTGAGGCCCATGAAATTTCACATGTTTTGTTAAAACATAATGGACCAAGGGATGAAAAAGAAGAATTAGAGGCGGATTTAGGAGCTTACTTATTGTTGAAAGACAAAGGGCATAGAGAATCGTTAAAATATTTATTAAACCATTTTAAAGAAAGACATGGCGTTAAATTTGATGAATCACTTTTGTTTGATATAAGAAAAAAAATTGGTATGATGTAACCAAGCTTACTAATCCACCTTAATGGTGTCTATATAAAAAAAAGGATTCAGATTTTTTCTGAATCTTTTTTTTTTGTTTAAAAATTACTATCTTTGTAAAAAACAAATAATGAAAAAATTTATAAAATCTTTAAAGAATTTTTGGACTTTTAGAAAAGTGATTTGGAATTTCAGATGGTGGGATTATACTTTCACTTTGGATATTCTAAAAGTATCTCTAAAAGAGATGTCAGATAATCTCGAAACAAAAGGTCTTGAAGTTGATGAACCTCGTCTCAAAAAAGTTGCAAAGATGAGAAGAGCAATTGAGATTATGAACAATGTGAAAGGGGTTGAACATATTGAAATGGCTGAAAAAGAATTAGGTGATTTACATATCAGACCAATACAATTTAAAGATTCGGAATCACATATTGGGTCGTATGAATTAGTGGATAATTTAACACCTGAAGAAAAAGAACATAATGGTAAGGTGTATGATAGAGCCCGTGAAATTGAGGAACAAGAATGGAGAGAACTTTGGGAGATATTCAAGGGACAGGATAATTCTAAATACAGTCCTTTTATTGGGGAATGGGATGAGTGGTTTGATGGGACAGGAATGCGTGGATGGTGGGATTGATGGACTTTTTTGTTCTTTTTAGATATTTATATAGAAATATATAAATATGCCAAGAAAAAAACATGACATTCATTATGTTTATAAAACAACCTGTTTAATAACTAAACGATATTATATTGGGATACATTCCACGTCAAAAATTGACGATGGGTATTTAGGTAGTGGGAGAATATTGAGAAGGTCAATTAGAAAATATGGGAAAGATAAACACATTAAAGAGATACTTGGTTTTTTCCCTAATAGAGAGGAAACTGAAATAACCGAAACTTTATTAATTAGTGAAAGCATAGATGATAAGTTTTGTATGAACTTAACAAGCGGAGGTAAAGGATTCAAAATGAATCATAATGAAAAAACTAAAATAAAAATATCTAAAGCACTATCAAATAAAACATATGAGGAAATTCACGGAATAACCAATGCTGAATTGGAAAAAGAAAAAAGAAAATTAGGTGCGTTGAATCAATGGAAAAATATAGATGATGATTCAAAAAAAATTTTAAGTAATAAAATATCAAATACTTTAAAAGAATATTTTAATAAAAACCCTGAAGCAAAATTACAAAAAAAATATAAATGTCCTCATTGTAATATGATAGGGGGTAATACTATGTTTAGATGGCATTTTGATAAATGTAAATTAAAAATTAAATAAATTTATAATATGTGGAAAGTATATTTAACAATGTTTGTAATTACGGGAATTATTTCTTACCTTTGGGTCAGAGGGATTGATAAGATGAAAAAAAATAACCCCAATTATAAGGGAGATGACTTCTTAAAATTAGAAGATGATGAAAAAGATTTTGGATAATTGTAAATTAAAATAATATGAGAGACATTACGTTCATTTCCGACACTCACGGAAAACACAATGAGTTAACTAAGGATTTACCTGGTGGATTTATGATTATCCATTGTGGTGATGTTAGTAATCGTGGTTTGATTTACGAGATTAACCAATTTACAGAATGGTTTAGTAATTTACCGTATACATATAAAATCTTTATTGCGGGTAATCACGACTTTGGATTTGAGAAGATTAGAAAAAGTAATGAGGTTGGTGTTGCAATACCACATGGTGTTATCTATCTTCAAGATGAAATGGTTGAGATTGACGGAATTAAAATTTATGGTACTCCTTGGCAACCTGAATTCTATAATTGGGCTTTTAATGTCCCAAGAGGAGAAAAAATCGCTGAGAAATGGGACAAAATACCAGGTAATGTAGATATTTTAGTAACACATGGACCTGTGTTTGGAGTATTAGATGATACAATCCAAGGACTTAGAGTTGGTTGTGAGGACTTATTAAATAGGGTTATGGATATTAAGCCTAAAATTCATGCTTGTGGTCATATACATTATGGTTATGGTGTCCGTGATTTAAATGAAACTACATTTGTAAATGCTGCCAATCTTGGTGAGAGTTACAAATATGACAACAAACCCATTGTATTAAATTATGATGAAGAAATACCACCTCTTTAGGTGGTTTTCTTATTTAAGGTATATTTATTATTATGACATTGAGTCAACCATATAAGACCTTACCTGAGAGTATAATAAAAATGATACTACAGGAGTTTATTAAAGACGGTATCAGTTTTGATGATATGGAGGTAGTATATGAAGATACAGGTACTTTTGATGATATTAAAACTATATTAAAAAAATTCGGATTTACAGATGTTGATTATGAAGATATTGGTTTTTTTGCCGAACTTTTTATGTTGAATGAGGATAATATTGATGGGAGATTAATAATCCCAAAACTTAAAAAATTCAAATTATATTTCAGAGTTACTGGTAGAAAGTATTACACTGAAAGGTGGGTATTAGATTATAATGCTTACAATAAAAATTTTGTAAATGATATGTTTAATAATGGTGATTTAAGTTATTATGATGGTGATTTAATTGATGAGGAGAATACTGATAATGAAACTGATGATTGGGATATGACTAGTATTGAATATGTTGGTGATGTGGTTAAGGAAAGTAAAAAAAATAATAACGTACTATTAGAAAATAGAAAAGAAAGACAAAACGAGTTAAAAGAATTGCAAAAACTTAAAATGATTATCGAGCAAAGAATTGAATTACTTACCCCCTAATTTCTTTTTTTCATCTATTATAACATCTTTTAAAAACTTTTTCTGATTTAAAGCAGGGTGCTTATATCCCCTTTTATATTTATATTCCACCTCAATAGGTCCATTTTTGAATTTATTTAAATCATATTTCCAAATAGAAATACAATCATCATCCTCATAAATTCTTTCAAATTTAGTCGGTTTTAATTCCTGTTTTGAGTTTACTATTACTGCCATATATACAAAGATATGTATTTCATTTGAATTAAAAAAATATTTTTTAATTAGTATGTTAGCATATTTATAGTTAATATGGATAAAAAAGATTTTTATGACATGGTAAATCGTGTTATTGGTGATAAAGTTTTCCAGTATACTGGTCCAGTTATGGGAGGAGTTTCGTTGGAAGTAGTAATGGATTTCAAAATTAAATTAGTAGGTGATGTAGAATTACGACATATGGGTGAACCAAAGAATCACGTAGGGATTGATGTGACAGTTTTAAATATTACTCCTCCGACTTTTGATGGATTTATTCCAGACATTCAGGATAGTGCATTTGAGATTAAAGATAGAATGTATTTTACCGCAACAAAACTTGAAAACTATATATGGAGTGTCTTAAAATATTTCAGTGTTTCGGATACACCTGTATTAACATCTATAAGATTTGTTGGTAAGAGATATGACACTGAAAATATTACAGAAGGTAAATCAGAAAAAAAAGGTATTGTTAGAAAAGTTGTTCAAGATATTATTAAAGTTTTTAATAGAGAGGAAGGGGAATATACTTTACCCGAAGATATTACAGATAAAATGACATATGATTTTCCTAGTTTGAATACTGATTTTACAGTTGAAGTTCAAATTATTAAAAGTGATACTGTGGAAGGATTTGAATTAGATGGTGGTTATTATGATGAGGACGACACTTTTGAGGTTGAAATAATATATAACCCTAAATTTTTTCCACACACTTATTACGATTTAATTGGTGAACTAAATGAATTGATAAGACACGAACTACAACATTTAATTCAATCAGAAAGAGGTATTGATAGACCTACGGATGAAACTGACCCTGAAAAATATTATTTACAACCACATGAATTGGATGCCCAAATTGCGGGATTTAAAAGATTATCCAAAATTAGAAATCAACCATTTGAAAAAATTGTTAGGGACTTTTTTAATAAAAATATAGTGTTAACCGATGATTCGAAAGAAAGAATCATCAATGTGATACTAAACACAAAAAAATAAGTTATCGGAATCTTTTAATTATTTTAGAAATTAAAGTTTTTAAGAATGACCCTGTCACCGATGTTAATCCGAAGGCTAATAATCTGGTAATTATTTCTTTTATATCATTAGAATCTGCACCATCATTTGAGATTTCCCATAATACGGGTAATATTGGAATTAAAAATGCGTAACTCATAATATTAGTCATAGTGTATATGGTAATATTTAAACTATCTGTAAAATCTAAAAACGCTTGTTTTAATTGAGTCCCTTTATCTAAAACATTATTAAATATTTCTTCAATTCCGTCTTCTTTTATTTTAGATATGATTTTTTTAATTAGTCTTGAATTTTCTCCAAATAATACTGCTGCGGTTGCCACTAAAATAGAACTTATCTGAAATGGTGTTATATTAAAGTCATTATTTTCTATATAATCATTAAGTGGTAATAACATTCCACCAACAGCTGCACCCCAAGTGAAGAGTAATTTAAATTGAATACCTGTATCTTCTTGGAATTTACCAACAACTTCTTCTGCAAATCTTTTTAATGTTTCTAAGTTTGCATTTATTTTTTTTCCAGAAGATTCTAATATAATTGATTTATATTGACTTTCAGTTATTAATACTTTCATAATAGTAACAATAAATACTTCCAATATATTTATTGTTAAACATAAAATTAAAAAAATGGAAATTAACCCTGCGGTAAAAGAAGGAGATAAAATCATATTATTATATATGAAAGGAGAAACAATGTCACCAGGATTAAAGGGGATTGTTACTAGAGTACAGAAAGACCCATTTGGTGGAGACGGAAATTTGATTTATGCCGATTGGGAAAATGGTAGTAAATTATCATTGATATCAACAGATGACGCTTGGACGTTAGATGTGCCTAAAAAAATAGATGAAGCGTATCAAGATGATTGGTTATCAAAAAATTTGGATATTGCCAATTTTGATACGAATACTTTAGTTGAGTTTTTAATTAAAGTAAAAGATTCGGGAATTACCAATATGTTTGGTGCGTCACCATATCTATGGCAAGGTAAAGAAAGAATTGAACATCAATTTCATTATAATGATTTTGATGATGAAAAACAAGAAAAATTTGATGAGATGTTAGATATGGCAAATCAATCTCAGTCTGCCATGATAAATGGTGTTATAAAAATATTAGAAAAAGAAAATAAAGAATTAAGCGTTGAAAATATAAACAGGTATTTACGAAAGTATTCGGAGAAAATATTAATGCACTATATTAATGTTCTTTCTTGATATTTATATTAAAACTTATAAGTTATGAATAACTATTACATGAATTTAACAAGAGAAGAAAAAGAAAATATTCTTGATAAACATAAAACAGTTTATGATGGATATGCTGTTAGACAGAATCAATCAAATATGCAACCGTTATATACTCAGGATTATGCAAACGATAAGGGGGGAATTACGGTTAATTCTAAAGGAGAGGTATCAACATACAATAATAAGATATACATGAAGGAATCGAAGGATATTTGCTCTGAGTGTGGTTTATACGAAGATGTGTGTGAATGTGGTAATGGAGGAATGAGTGAAGACATGTGTAACGAATGTGGTGGACAAATTATGGAGGGTGAATGTAATGAGTGTGGGTATAAAGTTGCAAAAAATATGGATAAAAATAAATTTGATTATACCGAAGATGAGGACGAAGATTTAGCTTTGGCTATTGGTGCTAAGGGGGATTCAAATACTGCGTTGGCTATGGACGAAGATGAAGATGAAGACATTGCATTATCAATAGTTGCCGATGAATTTGGAATTAATGAAGATGATGAGTATGACGAAGATGATATAAATATTGATGAGGTTATGAACGAAATACAAAGTGAAATTGAATTTGGTGATGAGAGTGATGACATTAAAGAGTCAATTCAAGACTCTTTAAAATGGTTTAATAAATTCAAACAATATAATTAATTTATCTTTTACTAAATTTTCAGATATTTTATAGTAAAATATAGTTATGGAAATTGTTGAAATTATATCGTACAAATTAAATAAAACTTCAGATACAGTTGAAGTTAAATTTAGAATGAATGAAGATTCTGATTCTGAAATTAGAATTGATGACGTGGAATTAAAAGAAGCCGATGATTTTGGTTATGTTTTAATTAATGAAGATTTTGGGTTTTATGATGATTATGAAGATGGGGACGAGTTATTGAATTTTAACGATATTGATGAAATAGAATTAATGTCATTTTTAAATGAATATTATATGATATATTCAGATAGGATACCAGAAAAAGAATAAAATGAAAACTAACATAGATTTTTTAATCAATTTAATGTCTAAATATACCAAAAATTCCTCATCAGAAGAGTTGGGTGAACAAGATGCAACTGCATCTTCTACTGCAGGTTCTACAGGAGGAAAAAATAATGTAACTACTTGGTCAGCAACCGTTGGTGCTGGGTTAAAGAGAGGCCATGCAAATCCGTTAGGTAATACTAAATGGGAATCAGGATTAACTAGAGGTCCCGCAAATCAATTAACTTAAAATGGATAATGTAAAATTACAAGAAGGATTGGATTCACTTAATAGGATTAAACTATTAATGGGTTATGATATGTCAAAAACTTTGACGGAAAATAAATTATTATCAGAACAACCAGACGAAAAATTGGACACTCGATATAATAAAGAATTATTAAGACAGTATAATAAAAAATCTGAAACAACAACAACAACAACAACAACACCTCCACCAACTTATGAAGAAGTAATTAAAAAAAGAGGAGTTCCTTGGGGATTTGAACCTGATGAATATCCTGAATATTTGAAGAAAGTTCAAGAGATAAATCAAAGATACGATAAACAAGATAAATATAAGTTTCAACAATTTCAACAAAACCCTACTGACGCCCCTATGGGTAATACGATTCAAAGACAAAAAGGATTTGATACCGTAACCGTAGGACAGAAACAAAGAGAATTAGACGACTTAAAAAAAGAATATTATCATTTTGATTTTCCGTATGGTATTTCAAAAGAAGATTATAAATTATTTACAGATTGGCAAAAATTAAAGTTAAAAGAAAAACAAAAAGAATTTGCAGATGATAAAAAGTTTTATCAAGGAGACATAAGGCCAATAGTACCTGGGTCTGATTATTTTGCCACCGTTAGTAGTAATCAAAGAGATAAAATATACAAGAATAAACTAGCAGATATTTCAAAAAAATATCAAACAATGGAAGATTATTTGAATGTGATATTTCAATATGACCCAAATGCTCTTGCTGAAGTAAGTAAATCAGGACTTCAAAAATTCTGGGATACTTGGCAACCTCTTATTGAAATAGTTGCGTGGCTAGCCGCTGACTTTCTTTCTGATGGTTTCGCTCTTGCTGCTGAAGCTAGACAAGCATATGTATTGGCAAAAGTAATAAGATTGGGAATTAAATTCGGTCTTCCTTTTTCAATCGGAGCGGCAATAACACTTGAAAATAAAGGTTTAACTAGTGAATCAGTAATGTATTTTGTATTTGCAGTTTTACCATATGCTCATGCTGCTTTTGGGTTAACAAAAGCCCCAACCTTGAAATTAGTTGACTCAATAATAACCAAAATGGCGAAATATAATTTAAATAACCCAAAAGAATTAAAATTATTGGTGAGTAGTTTTAGTCAATCTGAAAAATCTTTATTTAGAAGAGTGGCATTATTTGATAAAAATACAATAGAAAATGGTTCTAAGTGGGCGATAAAAAATATACCAGCGATGTCAAATATGGAGTTATCAAATATTAATAACTTAATAATCAAATATGGTTTAAAAACTATTAAGCCAAGTATGTTGATTCAAGGGGGTAAATTTGTGGGAAGATTGGCAGCCGATTTAACGGCAATTCATTTAGTTACTGATATGGTTAGTAGCTTAGGATTAACAATGAAGGATGATAAAAAGAAAGAATTAGTAAAATATTTTGACAATTTACTTAAATCAAAAGAAGACCCAGGATATAAATTAATGTTGACAGTGAAAATTGCAACCTTAATTAAGGAAAATCCTGATTCGGAGTTAAACACTATTTTAAATAAAGCGGTTAATATGGCAAACGAAGAAATGGGAAAAAACCCGTCTGAACAAGTTAAGTCATTACTTAGCAGTCCTGAAATGGCTGATTTTTTTGATTCTATAATAGCAACTGAACAACAAGAACAACAAACAAAATAAAGATATTTATAAAAAAAGACAAATGAATAATAATTTAATAAGTGAGGAACTACAAAGAATTAAAGAGATTTTCGAATATAATGGAGTTAAAACTATTGAAAGTGAAATTATAATTGAGACTAAGTTGTTAGTAGAACAGGGTTGGACAGAAGCGGCAGAAAGAATTTTAGATTTTTTGGAACCTAAACTTGAACAAGAGTTAGATGTTTACCTTCCAGGTAGAGGAGAGGTACGTGATAGACTTAATAATTTTATTTATACAGCCATTGGAAATCCTAAAGGAGGTCGTGATTCTTTACTCGCGTTATGTAAATTTGTTGCAGATAAAAATCCAAAATTTGCAGAAGATTTTGTAACAAGTTGGGAATTAAAATTAGAAAGATTAGCAAAAACAAAAAAAACAGAACAAGAAGGATTGGCGGTTATTGAAAAATATTTTGGAGGTAATATTACTAAAGAATTTGAGAAGCAAAAACCCAATTGGTTTAGTAATGTTCGAAATCCACCTGTTAACCCATTACCAAGTATACCTTCATTAACACCCCCTACAGAATTAAATAATAGTGAAAAAGTTAAAGATTTTCAAACTTGGTTAGATAAAAACCATCCTGATTGGATTGATACTCCATTAAACGGTGACCCAAAAAAAGGTTATGGTACTTATGGTAATAAAACAAATGAAGCTTGGGAAACACATCAGAGTGCCTATAAAAAACAATTAGCGATTGGTGAAAAATTAAAAAATATTGACTATAAAAAATTAAGTCCTGCTGAATTAACTACAATTAATAGATTTTTTTCATCTCGTTATACAATAACTAATTTAGTTAGAAAATATATTGGACAGTGGATTAAATCTGCAAAGTTAAAATCTGATGGGGACGAACAAGTAATTGAAAATATTTTTTCAAAATTAAAAACCTCAATGGATGAAGCGGCTAAAAAATTAAAAAAGGGGGAAACGGCAGATTTAACTATGTTTAGAGATATAATGGGTGATATCAAATCTTTACAAAAAGACGGTACTGATTACATAACAATGGTTGATGAAATTGAAAAAATATTGTATAATAATGTACCTGATTCCCAAAAAAGAAAAGTTGCCGAAGTTATTAAATTAATGAAAGATAATGACCCATTTAATCCTAATTTGGACTACAGAGGTAGTTGGCTTGTTAAGTTTATTGATGAAACAACTTGGTCAACAATAATAAAAGGTATTTTTGACAAAAAAATAGGACTAGGAGCGAGAATTTTAAATTTTGTACATAGAGGGGTTGGTTTTGGTTTAACTGGTAGTGTGAAAAAAATATCAAATTTTGAAGAATATTATGTTAAATATGGTAGTGATTGGTGGAAGGTATTAGGAAAACATTTATATTTTGCAAAATTTGTGGGTATGCCTTTATTTTTGGCGTTTTGGCAAACAATTGCAACATTATGGAAACACTATTCGAGTAAAGACCTACCTGACGATAAAAGTATGTTATCCATTTTTGAAGACAAATATTTAGAAAATTTAAAAGGTATTTTTACATCTTCTGATGGTAACGTTTATTGGTATACATTACTTGAAGGTTTTTCTCCAATACATTTTTATTGGGATGACTGGATTAATACTGTTTTTGATAAGGGTGATAAAGTTGCTCAAAATAAATTAAAAGCCGAAGAATGGCAAAGAAAATTAGATGAAGACGCCAAAAAACTTAAAGCTCAAGCTGATAGTATATTAAATACTAAAAAAGTGGAGTTAGATAGTTTAAGAGCAAAAGGAAATGATAAAATTGATAGTCTTAAAAGTGAACTTCAAAAAAAAGAAGATGAGTTGAAAAAATCAATAGGTCCAACTCAACCTGGATTTATTATTTGGGCAAGTCAAAATAAAGATAAATTAAATGGTGAGTTTAACCCCGCAACTGATATTGTTAGTTTTAATGATTCTACTAAAAATGTTGGTTCAGGTCAACCAACATCTATTGAGTTAAGTAATTCAAGAACTTTTTATTGGGACGGAACTAATTGGTTATCCTATTAATTCACAAATTAAAGATATTTATTTATTATGAATAATAAAATGATTAAAAGAAAAATAAGTGAAGGAAAACCTGAAGGGGAAGGATGGGTTAAGGTTGTTCCTGGTACCGAAGATAAAATCGATACTAAACAATATGAAATTCAACAAGACTCCGAAGGTAATCATTGGTATAGAAAACAATTAGTTGAGGATTCAAGAATAAAGTCTTTAATAAGAAATATCTTATTAGAACAAAAACCTGAAGGTGATGGATGGATTAAACTTGCACCAAATACTGATGCGTCAAAAATTGATAGAACTAAATTTGAGGTTAGTCCTGATAATAAATGGTATAGACCAATTACCGCAAATAATAATAATAATAATAATAATAATAACACAACAAGTGGTACACCACAAACTGATATAGTTGATGTAACTAAGTGGGAAAAAATTGCTAAAGAAAAATTTGATGAATTAAAAAATAAAGGTAAACAAATAGGTACTGAGATTTTAGAAAAAGGTGGTCAATTCTTTAAAAAAATCATAAGTGCAATTACACCTGATTTTGGTGACGGTGGTGGTAACACACCAGTGGTTACAAATCCAGGATTTCCTGCATGTATAACAACACTTGGACCACCAAGTATTGCAAATAATGTAGGATATACTAAAGATGGAAGTGCATCGTTTAATACTCTTGATGGGGTAACGTTTCTTTTAAACATGAATGGTACTTATATTTCATTAAGTAGTTCAGGTCAAAAAGAAAAAGGAACATGGAAATGTAATAGTGATACTGAATTTAGTTACTCCTCATCACAAATTGTAGACTCAAAAGTTGATGCTGTTACATCAGGAGTTTTTCCTGATTGTGTTACAGGTTTACAAAAACGTAATGACCCAAATAGAGGTGATTATTATTATGGTACTGCAAGTGACGTTTCAAATAATGAATATGGAGTTGCTTATTATTCAACATCTAAAACCGCATCAGACGGAACTAAAGGATACGAGGCGATTATCTTAGCACCAGGTTATTCTAAAGGATATCCCGCAGTTTATTTCTGTATGGGTGATTATATTGTTATTAACAGTTGGGATGGAAATATTAAATTAAAATCACAATCAAGTGTAGGTGAACAAAACTTAAATGTTAGTTTAGATGAAATAAATGATTATAATGTAGGTGGATTAGCACTTTATATTGGTGATAATAATGCACTAAGTACAAGGTCTATAGATTCCGCAGTTACCACTATGGTACAATATGTTGAGAAATACTATAGAAGTAATTACTTCAAATGGTTCCGTGAGATGATTGTTAATATGAGAGATTATGCAACCGCACAAAATAAACCAAGAGATGTAAAATTCTTAACAGATAAATTAGGACAAATTGATGAATCAATTAAGAAAGTAACAAGTAATATTCAAGCAAGTAAAGCCGATATTGTTTGGGACGTTTTATCATCACCTGTTGGTAGTGATATTGGTTTATACTATCCAAAAGATTTAAAAGGTACTTTCCCTTGGGAAAATGCTAAGGAACCAGTAACGGTTTATCAATTTAAATCACAATTAACTTCAAGAGCTAATATACAGGCTAAGGATGCTAAGTTGAAAGAATACATGGCAGGTAATAGTTTTGATGAGACTTTCTGTAATGAACAACTTGAAACTCTTATTCAATACGCAGGTCAACCTCAATTAATTAAGGGTATGCAAATGACCACAAATCTTACAGATTTTAGTACAGATGATATTAAGCCAATGAAGATGGTTGTCACTAAATGTCGTACAAGTCATTTATATGACAGAAATATGAAGAAATATGGTAAGGCTTTGAATTTCTTAACTCAAGCAGAACCTAAATATCAAATTAACTATGGTGCGTTATGTACGGATATGCAACCGCCAAATCCCGCAAAAGAATGTCCACAATAAAATAGTTATAATATGAGTTTAAATAAAACAATAAGAAAAACTTTAGTTGAGACTAAAGAAAACAAAAAAAGAATGATTCAAGAGTCTAAAATTGTTAACACAAGATTTAGATTTATTTTAGAATCTTCAAAACCTAAATCTAAAAAAGATTTGGATGATGTCTTAGTTAACATTCTATCTGAGATGATTTACTTACACAAACAAGGGTTTGAAAGTAATCTTATTGCAGAAAATGCAAGTAGTGTTTTTAATGTAATTGGAAATCTTTTTGGTGGAACAACTAATACTGTTATTGAAATGTTTAGAGATAGAGGGGTTAGATACATTTTAGAACAATTAGGTATTGATGATAATTTTGCATTAAAAAGTTATATGACGACCGCTTTAGAGAATACTGAATTAAAAGATGTTCCTAAATTATTTTCTGATTGTGAATTTTTAACAAAAAAAATATCTGACTCAATTCCTGAATCTTATTTAAAACAATTAGAGATTGAAGAAGGATTTGGTGGGGAATTTTTAAATATAGTAAGAAAAACACTTCATAGTGTTATTAGAGATAGTGATTTCAGTGAAAGATTGGAAGGTAAAATACAAGGTATTGTTTGTCCTTTAGTTGAAAGGATGGGTTCTAAGTTTGGTGAAAAACTAGACAATATGAAGTCATCACTTATCACACAACCAATGAGTACTCAACTGTAATAGTTGTTTATTATAAATTGAAATAAAAGAAAGGGGGTAATTTCGAAGAAAAAAGGAGGCTTAAACACCTCCTTTTTTTGTTTTAACAATTTCATCAATAATACCATACTCAAGTGATTCAGAACTACTTAACCACAAATCTCGTTGAGCGTCAACCTTAACTTGTTCCATAGTCTTACCACAAAAATCCCCAAGTAACTGAAATAATGTGTCATTAATTTTAACCCATTCTTTCATGTCAATTTCAGCATCTTGAATATTACCTCTGAACCCACCTGATGATTGGTGTAACATAGTACGTGAGAAACGTAATGAGGACCGTTTTCCTTTCGTTCCTGCCCCAAGTAGTACTGACCCCATAGAAGCTGCCATACCTGTGTTAATCGTCCTTATATCGGACTTAATGAACTGCATAACGTCAACCATACTCAACCCTGACTTAACTGAACCTCCAGGACTATCAATATGCATTGTTATGTCGTTATTTTCAACAGAATCTAAGAACATTAGTTGAGCCTGAACTATTGTTGACATATTATCATTAACTTCGCCCGCAACCCACAAAATTCGTTCTCTCATTAATCTTGAAAATATATCCATTTGAGTTACCCTCATTTCTCTTTCTTCTAAGATATAAGGAGTTAGTGAACCTTGAATTTGAGACGAATAATTGTCCAAATTACTTGATGGTTTATATAGGTGTTTCGTGTAATACGATTTAAATTCTTTTCCGTAATCCATATTTAAATTTTTTGGTTGTTTGACAAAGATATGAAGAATATATTTTACAAACAAATCAAAATACATTTGTTTATTAATTTTTTTTATTTTACTTTTGTTTAAAAATAATATATGAACAATTACCAAGGAAAAAGAAAAGACCAAGTAGAGTTTAGTGAAAAAATGGTTATTTATTCTATTGCGGGAATAGCAATAATGATTGCTATTTTATCACTATATAATTTTGTAAAAAGTTTAATTAATGAATAGTTTTTTTTTAGGTCTTTTGTATATGTTTTTTGCTCAGGCTGGAACATTTGTACAGTTACAAGGTAATGCCAAGTATGATTGGTATTCAAAATTTCCAATAATCTTATTATTATCAGGAATACCATTAACTTGGTTGTATCTTAAATCGACAAAAAATATGGTTATTGCTTTTAATGGAGAATTATGGCCAACAAGAATTTTAGGATTTGGTGTTGGTGTTATTGTTTTTGCGTTAATGAGTCATTTTTTATTTAAAGAACCAATAACATCTAAAACAATACTTTGTTTATTTTTAGCTTTTATTATAATTCTTATACAAATATTTATGAAATAATATGTACTGCATAATTAAAAAAATGAAGAATAACAATGGGGTTACCTTACCTGTTATTGTTTTAGATGACGATGACGAAGTTTTGGAATTTGATACTGTTGAAGAAGCAGATAAAATCTGTTCATTATTTCAAAAAAATTCTGATTCAGGATATAATTATATTGTTAAAAAAATTTAATTAATATGAATGTTATCGAAGAAAGAATTAAAAACTCACATTATTACAAATTTAAAGGAATTGCACCTGAAGGTTTTATGTTAGTACCTGAAGAAGTTTTGGAAAAATTAAAAGATTTTGAAACTTGGAAAGAATGGAAACATGATAATAATATTTTAATAGATTTAATAAAAGAATATTGTAATAACATTTAAGCTATGTGGAAAGTTTACCTATTAATGTTTTTAGTAACCGTACTAATATCTTGGTTGTGGGCTAGAGGTATTGATAAACAAATGAAATACAAAAAAGAAAATCCCGACCATAACGAAAGTGAAGGATGGTTAGATTGGGATGATGATAAAGTACATACCGAAGATACATTATAAAAAAAAGAGTCAGAAAAATCTGACTCTTAGTAATTAATAAGTGTTACAATTAAGCCACTTTCTTTTTGTCGATTATTGACCAGATAGTACCAGCCAAACCTAAAATACCACCAATCACTTCTGTTGATGATGCTTCGTCAAGAAGACCTTTGGTGATTAAAATACCACCTACGAAAGTTAATACGTGTCTTACAAGACCTAAAATTTGTTCTTTTGTCATTTGTTTTTTGTTTTAAAAGAATTTATTTGTTATCTATAAATATTTGATTTTACTAAAAAAGATTTTTTTGATTATTAGAATACTTATTAGTATATTTGTGAAACAATTAAAAATTAAAACAATGAGAACTCAAAAACATACAACGTCATCTACGGTTTGCACAACTTGGCATCAAGAGTGTGATGTTATTATGTACCGAAGTTCCAATTTGTTTTATAAATAAAAATTATAAATAACATTTCAGAAAACCTCGGGACAAAATCTCGGGGTTTTTTGTTTTATGGTCGGATGGCCGAGTGGTTTAGGCGAAGGTCTGCAAAACCTTTTACATCAGTTCGAATCTGATTCTGACCTCAATAAAATGCGTGTGTAGTTCAATTGGTAGAATGTCGGTCTCCAAAACCGAAGATGAAGGTTCGAGTCCTTACATGCGTGCATATGGTGACTGTAGTGTAAAGGTTAACACGACTGATTGTGGTTCAGTTAATCAGGGTTCGAATCCCGCTGTCACACTAACATGCCCGAGTAGCTCAATTGGCAGAGCAGCACTTTTGTAAAGTGAAGGTTGTAGGTTCGATTCCTATCTTGGGCTCAAAAAAAGTTTTGTTTGTTTGAAAAAGGTTTTATATCTTTGTGTTATGGAACAATTAATTAAAAATTATGTGAGGGCTAAAAACAAAGCCAACAAACTTTATCAGGAGATATTAGACACCTCTGATGGGTTTATATATTTAACCGAATTAAGGTGTTATGGTTCCATACGTTGGAGTAATCATAAAAATGAGTTTTCGGTTCAGGACATCTGTGATGAATATAGTGGCGATAACGGGATTGTAGATGTTTATACCAACAATCCTAACCATACTATATCAAGTTATGGCGGTGTAACGGTAATGACCGAGGAAGAAATGTTTAATATGTCAAAGGAAGATATCTCAATGTCAAATGCAATGTGTAATTGGATAACAAAAGGATTATAAATAAAATAAAAATAATATGGTAACAATACTCTATTTTGTAACAGTTTTTATTTTAATTTCTTTGTTTATTTGGGCTTTACCTGAAGATGAAATTAAAAACGCAAAAAATGTTATTAATGAAATTTTAGATAATAAAAAAAATTAAATGCCGCGGTGGTCAAGGGGTTAAGACGCTTCCCTTTCACGGAAGAGTCACGGGTTCGATTCCCGTCCGTGGTACCCTGAACTTTTTTGTACCTTGAGCATATTTATTATAAAAGATAATTATGCCAAGACAAAAAAAGAAAATACATTATATGTATAAAACAACCTGTAAAATAACCAATAGATTTTATATTGGAATTCATTCGACAACAAATATTGATGATGGTTATTTAGGTAGTGGGAAAAGATTAAGATATAGTATCAGAAAATATGGTATTGAGAATCATTCTAAAGAAATTTTAAATTTTTTTGATTCAAGAGAATCGTTACTTGAACATGAAAAAAAAATAGTGAATATTGATTTAGTTAATGATGGATTATGTATGAATCTAAAAGAGGGTGGAACTGGAGGATTAATTGGGTTACCAAAAAAAACTTTAGATAAGATTCGTAAAGGAGCATCTGACTATATGATAGAGAAATGGAAAAACAATGATTTTAGAAAAAAAATTATCAAGATTTTAATAGAAAATACTATAAAAAACCATAAAAAAGGTGTCATAAATTATAGTACCACTAAAAATAAAAATATTAGTGAGGAACATAAAAGAAAAATAGGAGATAAAAATAAAATAAAACAAAATGGTGAAAAAAATTCACAATACGGTACTTGTTGGATAACAAATGGTGATGAAAACAAAAAAATAAAAAAAGATAGTTTAATACCTGAAGGTTGGAGTAAGGGTAGAATTATAAAATAAAAAAAGGTTGATTGGGGAAAGATAGATAATGGTGGTAACATTAGAAACAGTTATTAATCGGAGGGGTAATAGGAGACAATCCTTCAAATACGGAGTAACGCCAATCATAAAAACAGATGTCCACTGACCCATCTTCTGTTTTCCTTTTTTCAAGGTCTTATAGTTAATTGGTTATAATATTCCCCTGTCACGGGAATGTGGCGGGTTCGATTCCCGCTGAGACCGCAGTTTTTTACAAGAGTGGTGGAAGTAGATGGTGGTACCATCATCAGTAGAAAGACACAAGGGTAACATGCCCTCGCTGGTAACAGCATGAAGGTGCAAGTCCTTCCTCTTGTACTATTAGGTTTCATAGTTCAACGGATAGAACGACTGCCTTCTAAGCAGTAGATTCAAGTTCGATTCTTGATGAGACTACACGTTCCGAAACATGACAACGGATAATGTACCCTACATGATGAGAAACGGAGTGATGTCCGTATGGGGACCTACTTTGGAGTGAAGGGGATAACTCCTGAGCAAGTCAGCTCGACTTCGTGAAGACGAATGATTATTCCTAACCCCGTATTGGGGGACAGCCAATACACCTGTAAGTTGGATAAATTAGGGTGTTATTTTTTTTAAAAGTGTAATACTTATTAATATACAAAATATTAATTATATGAAATATTTATTAAACTTATTGATTTTATCTGTTTTTATGACAGTAGGGGTTAACGCACAACTTAAATTTTTAAATGAAAACGTTAATTCAAAATATCAGGAAATTAGACCTGTAGTATCTGCCAATGGCCATTATCTATTTTTTACTGTTGAGGGAAATCCCATAAATAAATATAAAGATGGTCAAGACATTTGGGTTTCTGAACGTGACCAAAATGGAGATTGGTCTAAATCTGTTAGATTACCTGATTACATAAATTGTGAGAGATATAATGGTGTTTTTTGGGCATCACCTGACGGTAATCGTATTGTCATTAGAGGTTCTAGAGATGGTAGTACTAACGGAATTATTCGTAGAGGTTATTCTATTGTAAGTAAATTTAATGATGTTTGGGGTGTACCACAACCAATTAAAATTCGTGGATATGAATGGTTATCAAAAGGTAAATTTACAGGGGTTACATTATCTCATGATGAAAAAGTAATGATATTTTATTTTGATGATGAGAGAAATGGTGAATGGAATGACCTTTGGATTAGTTATTTAAATGATACAACTAATGAGTATTCGATGCCGATTAAATTAGACGAATTAAGTACTGAGGATTATGATGAGATGAGTCCTTATATTGCTCCCGACAATGAAACTCTTTATTATTCAACAGATAGTAAAGGAGGTCTTGGAAACTTTGATATTTGGATGACTCGTAGATTAGATAGTTCATGGTTACATTGGTCAGAACCAATTAATGTGGGTAAACCAATTAACACTAAAAGATGGGATGCGTATTTTTCTATAGGAGAAAATGATAGTATTGGATATGTTTCAACCAATTTTAAATATAAAGTACCAGGGGAAAAGGGAGGTGCAGATATTGCGACAACTATTATACCTGAAAATTTTCGTCCTAAAACAAGGATAAAAACAATAATTGAACCCATAATAGATACGATAACAATTGTTGATACTCTATATATTACCAAAACAATACCTTGTGATTCTTTAGACACTATGAGTAATGAAAAGTTACTTACTGAATTTAGTAAAGGAAGAATACTTTTTGATTTTGGTAGTTCTGTATTGAGACCAGAATCTTATCGTCAACTTGATATCATTATAAGATTATTGCGTAATAGTCCTGATATGAAAATTGAAATTGGTGGTCATAGTGATGCTATCGGTTTAAATAAAAGAAATGATTTACAGTCAGAAGAAAGAGCCGTATCTGTTAAGTCATATCTTATTGGTAAAGGTTTAAAACCCGATAATTTAATTACTGTCGGATATGGTAATAGAAAACCTATAGTTCCAAATAATAATGATGGTAACAGACAATTAAATCGTAGAGTAGAAATTAAGGTATTATAATTTGCCGTCTCAAAATAATGTATTACTTTTACATTATGAAACAATTACCATACATACAAACATCAACCGCCATCATTGGGTACTCAGAATCTGCAATAGCTAAAAGTGAAACTAATGACTGTTTTGTTAGAGCCGTTGCATCCGCTTATGAAGCTCCATATGATAAAGCCCACACTTGGGTTAAGGAAAAATTTGGTAGACAAAATAGAAAAGGAACAATGTCGGTGTCTTGTAAAATGGCGACTATGTCAACCAAGGGAGAAACTTTTAATAACAAGTCAATTAAACCAATTGAGAAGTTGAGAACCTTAGATATTGCGAAGGGTGGAATGAAAAGAACAACTCTAAATCAGTTTATTAAAAAGCATCCAACAGGCAGTTATATCCTGATTGTTAAGAGACATGCATTTACATTAAAAAATGGTGCGGTGATTGGAAACACACAAGATTCAAAATCAATTAGAAAAATTGTTCACGACGCATTTCAAATTATTTAATATGAACTATACAGGATTAATAGGAAGTTTACTACTTACATTTTGTGGAGTCCCTGAGCTATTTAGAACCATCAAGGACGGACGATGCCATCTAGGATTAGGGTTTCTCTTAATGTGGTTATTTGGGGAGATATTTTGTTTGTTTTATGGGTTTGATTTAAAAGAGGTTCCGTTAATGATAAATTATACTTTTAATTTATTAGTGGTATCTATAATGTGTTATTACAAAATAAAAAATTTTGTAAAGTAAAGTAAATGTCGTATATTTGTATAAATAAAAATAAAATATATGTTTGACAAATTAATTGATTTTTTAATTCACATAATTAGTGACGTACTTCCTTTTTCAATAGTAAATCAATGGGAGAAAGGAGTTTTTTTAAGGTTTGGTAAATTCATTAAAGTTGTTAATGCTGGTTTAATATTTAAAATACCATTTATAGACAAAGTTTGGACTCATGAAGTTATAACACAAACCGTTCATCTTCAACCTCAAACGTTGACAACCCTTGATGAAAAAAGTATTGTACTTAAATCTATTGTTAGGTATCATGTTAACGATGTTAAGAAATTCCTACTGAATGTGATGCATGCGTCTGATGTACTTGTGGACACTACTCAGGGTGTTATTAGAGATACCGTAGAAGGATATAATTGGGTTGATTTGTATGAAATAAGTCCTTATTTACAAGACCAAGTACAAGAGATTGTTAGTGATTGGGGTATTACTATCGAACGTATTACATTGACTGATTTAGGTGTTGTCAGAACTTATCGTATTATGTCTGATTCTAACAAACAACAAGCAAACACAAATTTAGAAATTATATAGTATGAATATATTTTTATTAGATTGGGATGTTAAAAAATGTGCTGAGTATCATTGTGACAAACACGTTGTTAAGATGATATTGGAAACCGCTCAGTTATTATGTGGAGTTCATCATATCACTAATAAAGTAACCGACCAAGTACCTTATAAATTATCACACAAAAACCATCCTTGTTCCATATGGGCGAGAGAGTCATTAACTAATTATATGTACCTATGTGAACTTGGATTAGAATTATCTAAAGAGTACACCTACAGGTATGGTAAAAGACATAAATCTCAGGATGTGATTGAATGGTGTGTCACAAATAAAGCACAAATTTGTGACAAAGGACTTACAAAACCTGCACTTGCAATGCCAAACGACTACAAAGTTGAAGATGTTATACAATCGTATAGAAATTATTATATTGGTGAAAAATCGGAAATTGCCAATTGGAAAAATAGAAATATCCCAAGTTGGTTTAAAAAAAATAAGGTGTTTGAATAATATATTTAGTTTTTTATACTTATAATCATATTTATTAGTTATAAAGTTTAAAATCGCTAACCCTATGAGTTCTGAAGTAATTGTCGCATTTATCACAGGTATTTTAGGACCTATATCCCTATTACTAATTAAACAATTTTTTGACAAAAGAAAGAAAAAGCCCGATATTATTGAAGATACTTTAAAAGAAGGTGAATTAATCCAAACAAAGATTGAAATTATAAGAGACGAATTCAAAGCCGATAGAGTATGGGTTGCTCAATTTCATAATGGTGGTAATTATTATCCAACAGGAAAATCAATGGCAAAATTTAGTATTATCTATGAAGTAGTTAATACTAATGTATCATCAATACAATCAAATTTTCAAAGCATTCCAGTAAATTTATTTAGTAGGTCAATTAATCAATTATTAGAAAATGATACTATTCAGATACCCGATTTTAAAGATGAAACAATTGCCACCTATGGTTTAAAATATATTGCAGAAGATACTGGATGTAAATCAGGTTATTTATTTGCAATTAAATCAATAGATGATAAATTCATAGGAATTTTAGGTATTGATTTTGCAAAAAGAAAAACTAAGTTAGAAGATAACGATATTTCTCATTTATCTAATATATCTGCAAGTTTAGGTGGAGTTTTAATGGGTAAATAATTATTTATAAAATCTTTCTTCAAGATTATCCAAATTATTAATTGTTAATTTATTATTACGATTTTTAGTTATTATTAATTCTTCAAAATCAACAATTTTACCAAAGTAATTTTTATTTGCAAATTTTAAATCTACTTCTTCGACCTCTTCAGTATCCGCTTCATAATCTGCAATAAAAATAGTTAATGTTTTTTCATTTAATAATGAATTTCCTTCAATGTCTTTATTTTGAGTTATGATGGATTCAATTTCATTTTTTAGTTGAGTATCGTATGATACGTATATTGACAATGAATATGGTACTTTATCGTCAATTAGATGTTCACCCGTACCCTCACATTCCCAACAACTAACATTTCCACCACCACCACACTCAGAACAATCTTCACTAGCATCCCCAGCACAATTAGAACAAGCAAACTTACCTCCACCATGACAATCACTACAACTATCACCTTCATTGTCTTCACCTGTACCGTTACATTCATCACAATCCTCTTCACCAGTTCCATCACAAGTCCTACACTCTACTGAACCATTACCATCACATTCAGAACAACTTACTTCACCACCACCATCGCACTTAGGACAGTCGACATTATTTTCAGTGTCACCAAATTCATAAGTGTTAAAACCAAATAAATTATTTTTAATTTTACCAACAATTTTTTCATCATAATTACCGATAGAAAGTTGGTAAGCAGTGAATACTAATACAGGTAAATTATCAGGAGATATTAATTCATTTATAAATGACAAATATTGATTTGTAGTTATTATCTTATAAATTCCTTCAGGTGTTATATCACCATCACCTTTAATAAAAGGTTGTATAGTTTTTGCAATTGGATAAATTCTAAGTAATTCCATTTGTTTTTTATTTATAAATACTGTAACACATTAAATGAGACCGAGATATTTATTAAATTATGGAACAAAAAGTACAACAAGAAATTTTAAGGGTTAAAGAATTAATGTCAGAACAAATTCTTTCATCTAGTGATACTCTTTTTGGTGGACCTAAAGTGTCAATACCAAGAAGTGGTGGTCACAATGGACAAAAAGGATGGCAAAGCGGAAATGCTTGGGATATACCAACACAAATTGGTACACCTGTTTATGCAATTGCCGATGGTAAATTAGTAACTTTTAAAAATTACGGACCAATTCCTGTTCATACTCAAGGTAAAACATTATTCGGTGCTGGATTTACTGTAGATAGCGATAACGGACTTCCCGATGTTTATTATACCCATTTAAAAGATACAACTGTTAAAGAAGGTGACCATGTAAAGTGCGGACAACTTTTAGGATATGTTATGGATTTTCCAAATAGTAGTTATGACCACGTACACATAGGTATTGAAGATGGTCACGATATTAAAGAATTTTTAACAAATGACGGTAAAATAAAATGTAATGGTGTGACAATAACTCCAGGTTCTCCATTAAGTTCTTTTGGTAGTACTTCAGGGTCCCAAGAAAAAGAAGAATCATTATTAGATAAAATATTAAATTCGGAGTTTGGAGGTAAAAAAATTAAAGACCTAATAGATGTTGCCGAAGATAAGTTTGTTGGTTTTATGACCGCTTTATCAGATATGATGAAAAGAATTAGATAAAAAAAAACCCTCATTGAGGGTTTTTAAGAATTTTAAAGTCCGTAATAAAAATTACTTAACTTCTTTCACTTCTACTGTTTTAGTAGTATCTACCACTTTAGTGGTGTCAATAACAACAACAGTTGAATCTGTTTTTACTACACATGTGTCGCAAGTTGATTCTGTTCCAGTTGTACTACCTCCGCAAGATGCTAACACAGTTGCTACTGTTAAAGCCAAAAATACTTTTTTCATTTTGTCTGTTTTTTTTAATGGTATTTATTTATTGTTTCAGATTATAAATATAGTTTAATCTAACAAAAATGTCAAATAGTTAAAAAAAAGAAATTTTCCCGTCTCCACAATCTTTTCCCTAACATCCACATATTTATATATAAAAGATATGAGAATAAGAAATTACGATAGAAAAATGGGTAAATGTACCTGTAATAATTGCGGTGTTGAATTTGAAAAACCATTATCGGAAATTAAAAGGAATGAAAAATTGGGTAGAAATAATTTTTGTTCTAGAGTTTGTGTTGGTATAAATAATTGTAAACACTTACTAAATATAGAAAACAAATACGATATTACTCAACATTCAAACAATAGAAGAAGCGAAAATACAGGATTTAATTATCATTTTAGAACCATAAAAAAAAGAGACAAAAATTATAACATAACCATAGAGGACTTGAAAGAGTTGTGGAATATACAAAGTGGTGTATGTTATTATTCGGGTGTTAAATTAGAACTTATGTCTTATAGTAAAGACAAACCAAGTCAAATATACTCCGCATCATTAGATAGAATAGATAGTAATAAAGGATATGAAAAAGGTAATATAAGATGGGTTTCCAAATCAATCAACTATATGAAAAACACTATGACTGATGAAGAGGTTTGGGAATTATGTAAAATTATATGTGAAAATATGAATAAAAAATCCCGTCAAATTTAATGGAGATGACGGGATTTGATTGTGGAGGTGGAGTAGCGCGGATTCGAACCGCGGTCTTTCCGATTCAACAATAAATGACTACACGTTTAGTACAACATTAGTTCTCAATGTTCCGAAATATCAGGTTTGATATATGTGAGAAACCCACCTGCAAACAACTTGGTCTCAGAATTATTTTAAAGAGCTCTGACCCGTCACTCCCGACACATTTTACTGGTATATGTCAAACCTTACGAAGCTGCTGTTCCTAGGTTGTATGCTTCCCGACCCGAAGGTATCATAACAATTAAGCTACAGATACTGTCTCGTCTTGTCTAATAAGACCAGCAAGAGACATTTTGTTCAAAACGTTGCCGTTTAAATTTTACCACCGTGGATTCAAGTCGTAGATGACATCCGACTACGTGCCATTTATCCCTGATATCTGAAATCAAATGCCTATACCTACCCCATTAATTTCAAATAACTTAAACAAAGATACGAATAAATATTTAGTTTCCAAACAAAAATGGTATTTATATTAAAAAGCAGTTTATGAGAATTATCCGAGAAGCGAAAGAAGATTGGTTGTATATGCAACTTCATATGTTTAATCAGGGAGCACTTAGTGCGGTTCATATTAAAGACGATATGATTTTTGACCTTAGGGATAATGGTATTATGGTGTTAAAATTTGAGGATGATTCAGAATATTTTAAGTTATTTGGTTTTGATGAATATAAAGTCACTGATTTATCTAGAATTTTTTCATACTATGGTGGTATGGAGTGGTATGATAGTTATACTGCAGCAGATGATTGGAGAGAAGGTTATTTGTATAACTATTTTAATGATGAGAACAAAGAAATATTTGAGGAAATTAAACAATATCTCTTACCTGAATTAGATTTAGAGGACTATAATCAATTGATTCAGTTTTGTAGATTTATGGATGAAACATTTCATAATAGAATTGACATAATTGTTGGTGATTATACAGGTGAGATGGATAACGCTATTGAGAACACCATGAAGGAAGCGGTTAGAAAGGACTTATGTGATATTTTTATGGGGGATGGGATTTATCAGGCAGGTGATAGTTGTTTTTACAAATATTACACTACTGTAGATACGTTAATAAAAATATATGATAGGTTTGATGATAAATCATCTGACATTTATGAAATACTAAAAAAGTTAGGTAAAGATAAAGGGATTGAGGACAATACCTACAGTGATTATTATGAGTATAATTACCAAGACAAGTTTGATGATGCCAGTTTTAACAGAACCGTAACATGGAATTTAGAAAAAATTAAAGATGAGTTATTAGAGTCCGACAGATTTAAAAACATTGAGGATTATAAAAAAATTAGAGAAACTTTAGAGAAGTATAAGTACAAATCAAATGTTTGGTATGATTTACCCAAAGATAAAAATATTATGTTTAAAATTAATGGTGTTAATCCAGAAACAAATGAAATTATTTTTGAATATAAGAAAAAAATGACTCAAGATTTCAAAAAAGGTAGTTTATCGTTGGAAAGGTTTAATTTATTCTTATACCACCCAGAATTATTTTAATATGTCAAATTAATTTCTTACCTTTATAAAAAATATATAAAATGTCAAGAAATTTAGAGTTATTAAAAGAAATTTTATCAGTCCCCACCGTTACATACGAAGAAGACAGAATGGTTCAATTTATTTCAGATTGGTTACATGAGAATAAAATTGAACATTATGTTGATGAATATCTTAATGTGTATGCCATCAAACAAACTGGTGATTTACCTGATGATTTTATCTTCCCTTGCGTAATTGCTCACACGGATACAGTCCATAGAATAGATACAATTAATGTTGTTGAGGAGATGAAACCTAATGCACATGGTGAACTCAAATTATCCCTGAAAGCTTATAATGACGAAGGAAAACCCACAGGAATTGGTGGTGATGACAAATGTGGTGTATTCGCTTGTTTGGAATTGTTAAAGGAACTACCGAATCTTAAAGCCGCTTTTTTTGTTTCTGAGGAAACAGGTTGTCATGGTTCTAAGAAAGCCGAACCAAGTTTTTTTACAAATGTGGGGTATGCAATTCAATTCGACGCACCTGAAAACTGGATGATTACTGAAACTTGTTTTGGTACAAAATTATTTGATAGAGATAGCGAATTTTTTCAAAAATGTGATAAAATTTTAAATGAGAATATGAATGAAAAACGTCAATACATGAGACATCCTTATACTGATGTATATGCACTAAAAGCTAAGTTTGATTTTTCATGTATTAATTTTTCAATAGGTTATTATGACTATCATACAAAAAATGAATACGTTGTTGTTGAGGATACTTTTAACGGAATTGAAATGGGTAAGAAAATGATTGAGTTATTGGGGTATCAAAAGTATCATAAGACATTAGAAAAATCAGACTCATTTACAAATTGGTAATATTTATGATTAAAAGTCTCTAATGATAATATCAGAACAAGAAAAAAAAGAAATCTTATCTCAATATCAAAACTATTCAGTAACTAAAAATATAGTATTAGTTGAACAAAATTTTGAATTAGCATCAGAACGAATATTAAAATATTTGGAAGATTCAAAAGTTGGAAATTTTATTAGAAATCTTTTACCAAAAAATGAACAAACAATTGAAAAAAACTTAGAAAAATACATAACTCAATGTGGGTCAGAAGGAGTTGGGGGTAGTCGTAAATTATTAAATTTAATTTTAAATATTTCAAATATAAATAGAAATTTTGCTAAAGAGTTTACAAAAACTTGGGAAAAAAAGATTGAGGAAATTTACAATTTAAAATCAACAAATGAGGAAGGTCTTAATTCCATTGAAAGACTTTTTGGAAAAAATATAAGAAATGAATTTGAGACGTTAAAAAAAATTAAACCTAATATAAAAGTAACTCCAAAAAATAATCTTAAGATAACATTAAAAGATGTTCTATCTAATAGAGTTGAAAGTACAATAAAAGATAAAAAAGTAAAAGATGAATTAGAGACTTTTTTAAGTTCTACTTTTAACACAGAAAACTACACGTTTAAATGGGACCCAAAAACCAATAAACAAATAATGTATTTTGTTTCAGAAACAGGTTATGAGACACCAGTAACATATTTAGATTGGTTTATAAAAGGTCATGTTAGTGGACATGAAACAGGACTAAATGATAATTTGAATAAACTCCCAAGAAAATTGTCGGACGGAACAGAGTTTAGAAAAAAAATTCTAAATATTATTGAAAAAGATATTCCTGAGATTCATTTGGAGGAAATACCACCAATAGATTTAAGAGAAAATTGGAGAGTAGACACAATACCTAATGAACTTCCTGATGATTTAATGAATAGACAATACGTATTCCTTAGACAATTGACCAATATGTGTGATAGATATAAAGGTGAACCATTTGACCAAACAAAAATAAAAATCATAGGTAAACAATATATTACAGGAAGAAATGTTTTTGAAATTAAATTACCAAAAGGAGAAAAAATATTATGTTATGAATCAAGCGGTTCAAATACAGAAACAACAGGTAAAAAAAATGGAGAGTGGTTTGTAATACCTGGTTTTGGTAAGTTATATGAAAATGGAACATTAATATCAGATACTTGGTTCATTAAAACCGAACAAAATGTAGCGATAACTAGAGATAATCAGTATTTTAAAGATTTGGACATGTTTTTAAGAAATATACATGGGTATCAATAAATAAAAAAGGGAGATTAACTCCCTTTTTTATTTTTAGACACTTGCAATGTTTCACCATCAGTAGTTTTTAAGGTATATTTTGTGTACTCTTTAATATTACCTTTAAGAACTTCTTCAGATATAAAATCTTCAACCTTATCCTGGATTGCTCTTTTTAATGGTCTTGCACCATACATTTCATCGAAACCTACTTTTGATATCATTTCTTGAATTGACTTATCAAATGTTATGAAATAGTTGATACCGTCTAATCTTGTTTTTAGTTTTTCTATTTCAATTTTCACAATTTTATCAACATCATTTTGTTTCAAAGAATTGAAAACAACAATATCATCAATACGGTTTAAGAATTCAGGAGAAAAGAATTTTTTAAGTTCTTTTTGAAGTGTGTCTTTTCTTAATTCTTCATTTGCAAATACGTTATTTGCATTTGTAAATCCAACACCATTTCCAAAATCTTGCATTTTTTTAATACCAAGATTAGATGTCATAATAATGATGCAATTTTTAAAATTAATTTTACGACCTAAACCATCTGTCATATGACCATCATCTAACATTTGAAGTAGAGCTGAAAATATATCTTTATTTGCCTTTTCAATCTCATCAAACAATATTACTGAGTATGGTTTATTCTTAACTTGTTCAGTTAATTGTCCACCCTCATCATATCCGACATATCCTGGAGGAGCACCAACTAAACGGGATACCGTATGTTTTTCTTGATATTCTGACATATCCATACGTATTAATGCTTCCTCACTACCAAAAATTTCTTTTGCCAGTTGTTTTGCAAGGTATGTGTTATGACTTAAAATTCCATTAGTATAATATCGTCTATTAGAACCTTCTTTTAATTCAAGGTCATACATTATCTCTTCATAACCTAAATTGGTTACTTCAATAACTTCTGATTCTGTTAGGTTACCATTATTATCTGATACCATAACAAACGAACCCATTTGTAAATCTTTAACAAATACTTCGATTAAACCAATTGGTTCAGAAGTAGTTTCATGATATTCAGAAACAAATACAATATGGTTATCAGCACATTTAAGCTCTTTTCCATCACTTAATTTAAGATGATATACTTCATATGGTATTGTCTCATGCAATGCTTCTATATCAATAAAACCATCATCCGTTAAAACTTCATACTCGCTAATTTTGGTTGTTTTAGTAATCTTTTTTAAAGAATCTAATTCATGTTTATCAAATAATAAAACATTATCTGATTTATCAACTCTTTTTTTAATTTCTTCTATTCTACTCATTTTATTTTATTTTTTGTAAAGTTATTATTTTTCCGCTTCGATTCTAGATAGTAATTCACCAACCATTTCATCAACTAAAGAGATACCATGTAAGTCTTTAGTTTTTTGATAATCGTTCACATTAATGTTTGAAACTTTTATTTCTTTTTCATTATCACTAATAGTGATTTTAATCGTTAAATTTTCCATTTTACTTATTTTTAATTTTATCATTTATTGTTTTTGCTAATTCATAATCTTCATTATCAATTGCGTTTTTTAGTTTGGTTTCTAAACTTCTTGGTATTATAACTGCAACCAAGAAAGAACTATCTATTTTAATTATAACATCATCACCATTGTTAATTCCATCAGATATATCGTTTCTATTTACTTTACATGTATCATCTATTGAGTAGATATTTCCGTTTAGTTTAAAAACATTATCTTCGGTAAAATAAT